ATGACTAGGCCACTGAGAACTTCTAATCCTGGAAAAACTGAGTTTTCGCATGGCAAGAGTCGTGCGCCTCATCCTGATTCTGATGTTCAGTCTGGCCGCGGTTTGCCGTTTGACACTGCGGAGAGAAATCAGGGTGCCAAGCGTGGCGGGTTTACCCAAGCGATGAGGCAACAGGCAGAACGTAGGTTGGACGCGACTCGTACGGATGAAGTTTTGGAAGACATGCTGTATGTGAAAGGCAATCCTGATACGGGTTCGCCGGATAGCCCGATTGTGCAAGAGGCCAGAGTTACCAGACCCGCTGTGTATCGTCAGCCGAATATTCGAACTGGTGTGGATCGTCAAGATTGAACTTGGTTGAGATGATCGATTTTTAGTTTGATTGAAATGAGTTTCGATGAGTTGGAAGAAGGTTGACGGTATGGCGAATATGGGTTGTGAAGTTTTTGACGATGGGACTGTCAACGTTGGGTTTGGATTAATTCGGGATCTTTCCGGACGCTTCGGAAGTTTGTTCGGGACAGGGCACAACGAAGTTTTCTTTAACCTGGATTTATCGGATTGGCGTGAGATGAATGCTGAGATTGAGCGACTTGCCGCAGAGAAGGAATTGTAGTAGTGATGAAAGACGCTACTCTAGTAAGCCAGATTGGGGTATAATCGAACCATGACCGTATTGGACGACACTGTTAAGGGAACGACACTTGGTGATCCTGATGGAGAACCGCGTTTTGTCGATTATCTTGGCTGTGAAGTTCCAACTTTTATCAACAAGCGTGAGGATCTGATTCCCGAGTACGTGCGAAAGCGCGGAACGTATCAACGCTTGGACCATCATGTTCCATTCGCCATGAGGGGCGAGTATCGACCGGAACAGTGGCCCGAAGAATACAGAAAGCAACGCCAGGGATCGATCCGTATGAACACGGAAGGTTTTGTGCTTTGCGCTGGTGTTTCAAAAGGCACTGGGAAGCTCTGCTCAAATAAAGCTGTGAACCGCTCTCCGTTTTGTAGAAATCACGGCGGTGCTCTACATCCGGCAGATAAGAAAATGAGCGGTCATACTCGTGCCCCCATGCCAGAAGATCGGATTGAAAATCTTGATCGAGTGCAAAAGTTCATGCAGGGCTTCCTATCCGTTGAGGAACTGGACGACGACGAAATTACTAATGGTTTTGTCCGAACGAGTCACGGAGTGCCAGTCCGATCAGCACTGCTGGGCAAAAAATTTGAGCAGATCATCGCAAAAGAGCTACACGCACGATTGAATCGCTTTTTGATGAGCAAGACTCCCCGTGCTTTGGAAGTCTTGTTCCAGATCGCAGATTCAGATTTGGTGGAGCCAGCGGATCGTTTGAAAGCGATTCAGATGATAACTGATCGAACGATGGGTAAGCCCGCCGATGTGCTTATTCATCAACAGAGCGAGGAAAAGCCGTATGAAGGTATTATCGCGAGGATTCAAGGCGGTAGTCGTGATGATTATCGAAAAAGCGTTAATGCATCTCGCCTGGCGGGTCAATCGCAAATTGAAGCAGCGCCATATCAACAAATCATCGATGCTGAAGAAGTAGATTTCGATGAGCCAGACGTGGATGAACCTTTGGATGATGACGTGGCAGGATCGGGAAATAACGGTTCTGCACAAAGTGAAAACACCATCGACGGTGGTTTGCACACCAATAACGATGAGAATGCCGGGCGCGAAAATGATGCTTCGGGCTTTCTTTCGGAAGCCGATCAGCGGAAGCGTGCAGCGGCTGAAGCTCGTGAACGAATCAAGAAAGCTCGCGCTAGACGTTATGCAAAACGCGCAATCGGAGGCATAACCGATACTGGCGATACTGCGCTTTTGCTTGAGTTCATCGTTATCACAAAAGGTGAAGATATCGGGAAGTACCGATTGAAAATTCACCAGCCGGAAAAAGTTACAGAAAAGCTCATGGAGCGCGTGACACGCAACAACTCGCGTGACCTCATTGACGCTCTGGGGCCGGTGGCTACGGTAGAATCCTTACAGCAAGCCTGACCAGGAGGAATGATGGCTAATCGTACGGTCTCGCCGTCCACCCAGGGTGTTCGCCCCGCCATGCGCCAGATGTACAACGGTCGCAATGTTGCGACTCGTCCGATTCCACTGATCGTGGATACTTCTGAAATTCGAGCGATCATGGCTGCTGCGGCTGACGCTCGGCCAAAAACTTCTGCGGTGAATTTTCCGCAGAGTGGTCCCCGTCCTGCCGGAGCTGCGGTGGTTTTCGGAACAAAGGTCAGCGGTGCTCCTGGAAACGTCGTTTCCAACAACGCTGCAACATTTGCACCGCTTACGGGTACTCAAAATTTTGAGTAGCTAAGACTCCCGTTTCTGTCGTCCGGGGTAGGACGGGTAGGGGATGCGCGTCGGTTCCACGTCCCGGCGCGCATTTCCTCTTTTTATAGGACGTGAAAGTCGGGGATGATGAACGATCAGATTAGACGATGCAAACAATGCACTCGTCCAAGGGATAATAAATCCCACCCTCACTTGTGTCCGATCTGCCTGGCAGATAAGCCTAGCCAAGCATCTGAGACAATGGTAGAGTCAGATGCATGAAGAAGGTAGAGACAGCTACTAGGGTATGTAAGCGCTGTAATCAACGGAAACCATTCTCTGATTTTCATAAAAATCGCAGTGGTTATAAAACCAAATGCAAAGATTGCTGTTCTGAGATAGCTAGCAATTACTGGGGGAAAAATAAAGAAATTCTTCGCAAAAAGGCCGATGAGCGTGCGAAGTTAATCAAAATCCCTAATCAGACTTTTGTGAGTCAAGTTCTCAAGAACTCATGTTGTGCAGATTGCGGTGAAGACAATTGGTTGGTTCTGCAATTTGACCATGTTCGAGGGGAAAAGTATCGCAATGTTAGCGATATGATGAATACCCATAGTCTTGAGGCAGTTGCCGAAGAGGTTGCTAAGTGTGATATCGTCTGCTCTAATTGCCATATTTTGAGGACGATGAAGACTAGCAATTCTTGGAGACTTCAATATGTCGATGTCTAAATGGGCTGTATTTGATTCGCTCTATCCAGACATTGACGAAGAAACCGGCGAACCCACTCAAAAACCGGTTTTCGATCCGCACTCTGGACAGCTCGAAATCATGGAGTCCGACGCTCGTTTTAAAATAGCTTCCTGCGGACGACGGTTTGGCAAGTCGAACCTTGGCGGGCATGAGCTGATTCCAGAAGCATTGCGCGCACGTATGATGGCAACCGCGCTTAAATCTCGTGGACAACGCCTTGAGTTTTGGATTGTAGGACCGGAATATGTCGATAGTGAAAAAGAATTCCGCGTTTTCTATGACAAGGCGACAAAACTCGGAATGGAGTTTGATCGTCCAGGAACGTATTACTCCGTTCAAACTGGGGACATGGTTGTTTCATTGTGGGACGGGGCGTTCATTCTTCAGGCGAAGTCTGAAGCTCGGCCAAGTTCACTTGTCGGTGAGGCGCTTTCTGGCGTGATTATGGCTGAAGCCGCGAAGATGAAAGAATCAACGTGGACTCAGCTCATTCGTCCCGCTCTTTCAGATATGAAGGGCTGGGGACTTTTCACTACTACGCCAGAAGGTAAAAATTGGTTTTACCAGTATTACTTAGACGCGATCAAGCAGAATAACCCGGGTTGGGCTGGCTTTCGAATGCCGTCGTGGTACAACACTCGCGTTTTTACGGGTGAAACCAAAGACGCGCATGTGAAACGTCTCATGCATTTGATGTCAGAGCACCCAGAGTTCACCGCGTTTGAAATCATCAAATCAGAGGGTTTGGTTATTGATGAAGAAATCGCACAGATGGCAAACGATCTTACGATCCCTATGTTCCAACAAGAGGTCGCTGCCGATTTTACCGACTTCGTCGGAAAGGTTTTCAAAGAATATGATGAAGAAACTCATTCACGACTTCTGCACTACAACCCCAGTTGGAAAACGATTGCTGCGGTGGACTACGGGTATCGTAATCCGAACGTGTGGCTTCTTATACAAATCGGACCTTGGGGCGAAATCAACATTATTGACGAACTGTATCAACGCGACCTTACGCCTGTGGAGTTCGCCAATGAAATCCTACGACGAGGACTCGTGCCTGATACTTGTCTCGAATTTTACCCTGACCCCGCGTCTCCTGAACACTCCGCGACGATGGAAACAATATTCTTGCGCAATGGGCGAAACTGTCGTGCTAAACCCCACACCGGCGGCGAACTGGACAATCGGCTCAACCTCATCCGATTCGCTCTCAAGGATCGAATCACTGACACAGAAATGAGTCAGCCAAACTGGCGTTCAAGTCCTCCGCAGAAAGATCAGAAGCGTCCGCGCTTGATGATTTCTACGCGTTGCCCGAATACACTCTTTGAGTTCGGTGAATATCGCTATCCTGAAGCCAAAGACGAAAAGGTAGAAACTTCAACAAAGCGCTTTGAGCTTCCTATCAAAAAGAACGATCACACGCCAGAAGCTCTCGGGCGCGCTCTGGCGGGTATGTATCATTCGACTTCTGCACAACTTGGTGGTGGGGCAAGAATTTCAACAGCGAGATTTTTCAATTCACTGGCAAAGATTCGTGATCGGCACGAGGGCGGATATGGCTTCGCACCAGCGGGAATCCCGACACGCCGTACCTCGCGTTCCTATGGAACCTGGGCCGATCAGATGTAGAATCGAAATATGGCAGGTCAAGGCATTCCGTTTGTGTTGCCCGAAAGTGTTTGGGAAGGCGTTATTGATTTGTATGTGAATCATGGTTGGGGAGCAAATAAAATCCTCAAACATCTTGATTTGCATATTGATCCAAAGACGCTTCTTCGACACTTGAAAAAGCGTGGAGTCACCATTCGGAAGTTTGACGAACGTCTCCCCGAACCCTGCAAGGGTTGTGGGGAAATGTTTGAAAAAGACGCATGGAATCGTCAATTGTGTCTGACTTGTGCGCCCACCCAAGCGTGGTCGCAAACTTTCTACCGTTATGGGATTACAAAGCCAGAGTTTGATAAGAAGCTGGATGAACAGAATTATCTCTGTGGTCTTTGTGGAAAGCCACTTCCTGCCGACCCCAAGGAAATGCGTATTGATCATTGCCATGAGCAAGGTCATGTAAGAGATATTCTCCATAACAAGTGCAATATCGGGTTGCATTATGTTGAAGATTCTGAGTTTGTTGGACTTGCGGTTAAGTACATCGAAAGGCATAAGCTGTGAGTTACAACAAAAAGCAGTACGCAGCCGCGTTGGATTTTATCGCGAGCAAAAACGATAACGTCACAAACGTTGACGATCAGCGACGTATTGCTGCATACGATCTGTACGAAAGCATATATACGAACTCCACGGTCGATCTGAAAATTGTTCTTCGTGGCGATGATCAAACTCCGATTCTTATGCCTTCGGGTCAAAAGATCATTGAGGCAACTCATCGATTTCTCGGATTGAACGTTGGCTACTTCGTTGACGAGGGTGGCGACGAAGGAACCCGCCAACTTGTCGATCAGTGGTGGGAAGACTTTTTTAAGCGCGAAGCTTTTCCGGCGAAGTTTACTTCAAATAAGCGCTGGGGTTTGATTCGTGGCGATGCTGCTTTCTACGTCTACGCCTCTGACACAAAGGGACCAGGACGCAGAATCTCGATTGTGGAACTTGACCCACGACAACTCTTTGAAATCGAGGTTGATGGTGAAGTCATTGGCGTTCACATCGTTGAAGATGTGCAAGATTTCCGTGAACCGGACAAGCCTGAAAAGCGCATTGCGCGACGCCGCACGTTTCGCAAGCGTTACCTTCCTGACGGTACTCCTGGTGGTATCAGTTCTGAGCTAACTTTCTGGGAACTCGGAAAGTGGGATGATCGTGATCCGGTTAGTGAAGAAAAGATGGAGCGTGTCACCGGTCCAGAAGCGCAATTGCGCGAAGAGCCGGAATACATGCTTCCGCCAACCATCATGCAGTTGCCGGTTTACAAGTGGCGTAACAAGCCCCCTCAAAACTCGACTTGGGGACATTCTCAACTTTCTGGCCTTGAAACTCTTCTTTACGCTATTAACCAAACGCTCTCCGATGAAGATGCGACAATTGTCTTCCAGGGTCTTGGCATGTATGTCACGACTTCGGGACCGCCGCGTGATCCTCAAACCGGAGAAGTGACAGATTGGAATATCGGCCCGAAGCAGATTATTGAAATCGGCAACGAGCAGAAATTCGAACGCGTTACTGGCGTAACGGACATGACTCCGTTCACACAGCATATGGATACCATTGACAAGGGCATGAGCGAAGCTTCGGGTACGCCTGAAATCGCGATTGGTCGTGTTGACGTGTCTGTTGCTGAAAGTGGAATTTCGCTTCAGATGCAACTTGCGCCGTTGCTTGCGCAGAACTCTGAAAAAGAACTGGAAATCATCACCGTTCTGGATCAGATGTTCCACGACATCACAACCATGTGGCTGCCTGCGTACGAACCGGAGCTTTTTGGTAACGCAGAAGTCATGGCTGAGATCAATGTCGTGTGTCTGTTCGATGATCCGATGCCAAAGAATCGTGACGCTGAAATCCAAGAAGTTGTACTTTTGGATTCCTCGAACCTGATTCTGAAAAGCATGGCTGTCGCAAAATTGCGAAAGTTGGGTTGGCAGTTCCCGACAGTTGATGCTTTTGGCAATCCGTTGACAGATGACGATATTGCAGCGATGTTGATTCAACAACAAGCCGCTCTGGCTGCTGCAATGGACCCGTTCTCAGCTAGCCTCGCTGGCGGGAATCCCGAGGAAACTTCTGATCAGTCCGAAGGCAACACACCCGATGACCAGACCATAGATCTTGGGGTGACCGGGTAAGATCGGGGCTGTGGCCCGTATAGGTAGGCGTAAACGTCGTCGCTTTTCGGTGATGACGAAATTTGTCTCGACCAAATACGGGAGCAAGGTAAAACTGGTGATTCCCGGACTAAGGAAAAGATGATGGATTATCAGTTCGCCTGGACGTGGTTCGTCCTCAATCATATCTTGGTGCATTTTCTTCGTGAGATTGGCGAGGCGATGCATCATGATTAATACGGGAGCCGACGCATGGCCGGGAAAAAGAAAAAGCGCGGTACGTACCGGGGCTTCAAGAGCAAAAAGCAGTGGCGTTGGGCTTTCGCAACCAAGCAACCTTGGGCGCGTGAGAAAGCCCATAAAACCAAGGGCGGCAAAAAGATAAGATATCGCCGTTTGCCTGAGTCAAAACATAGCGGTAAAAAAGGATCGCGTAGAAGGAAACGGTAGATGGCAAGGGGCATGACTGCGCGTCAACGCGCAGCGCTGAAAAAGGCCCAAGCTGCAAGCGCAAGAAAACGCAGAGGTAAGGGCAAAGGAAAACTTGCTGCTGCTAATCGCAAGTTGGATTCCCGCAAGCGTCGTACTCGCAAAGCTCTGAAAATCGGTGTCGCCACTGCTGCTGTTGGTGGCGTCGCTTACGGAGCATATCGAGGAAACTCTATTCGTAATCGTAAAAACGCTGCGATCAAAGAAGCGAAGACGATTCAAAAGAAGCATCGCGACAACTTCCGAAAAGCTGTTGCTGATTCCAAAGCTGATCCTCATAACAAGAGAAAGAAAACTCTTGTCAGAGTGCATCGGCGTTCTTTGCGAATCGCGAGTGCCCGAAGCGTTCACAGAGCGATTATCAAGCAACATACAGGACGATAAATGAGACGCAGCGCACGCCAACGTGCAGCATCCCGGCGAAACCTGATTAAGGCTCGTCGGGTACGTGCTCATGACACCTGGACGCATTGGGGCAAAAAGGGTCTTAGCGCAATGGTTTCCACGGCTACTTTTGGTACCGGAAACAAGGCGAACACGTGGATTTCTGGGAACTACAGAAAGAAACCGAGCAAGCTTTTCAAAGACCGTTCTAAGAGGCGCTGATGGCGAAAAACAAGCGTGGTCGTCATTATAAAATGACACCCCGGCGTAAGGCCGCTCTGCGCAAGGCCCAGGCTGCCAGTGCCAGGGCACGTCGTCGGCGCGTTGGCAAGGCGGCTGGCCTGGTGGCCGGTACGATTGCCGCAGGTGCGGTGGCCTACGCTGCTCACAGAAGTATCGATAATCGAAAAAGAACTGTGCAAACGAGAATGCGTCATGTTGCAGGGGTACGTGCCGCGCACCGACCGAAAAAGTACAGAGGGACCAAGGCTTTAGTTCATCTTCCTGGTTTGGGATATACGCATTCTGACCCCAGGAAAACGGTGATTCCCCCAGGATGGGGTCAAGCTCATTTCAGCGCTCCGAAGAGTATCAAAACTACACCAGAAACAATTTTCAAAGTCTCATCCACTGGCACGGTTTCCCGCACAACGAAAAAGAGAATGATCTACGATCTGAATCGTAGACGGCAATATTGGCAGGCAAAACCCGTCGGTGGAGCACCACGTAAAAAGTACACTAGCAAAAAGCGAGGTAGGATGTAATGGCACGCAGACGTCGCTATGGCAGCTTTACTCCTGCGCGCCGCGCTGCTCTGAAAAAGGCGCAACTCGCAAGTGCTCGTAAGCGTCGCCGTGGAATCAGTAAGAAAAAGGCTGTAATCGGCGCAACCCTCGCTCTGGCGGGTGGAGCCGCTGCGGTTTACGGTTCGAGAAAGTTGCAAACCGTCAATCGCAAGCAAAATGCGATGAAGAAACTTTCGGGAACTCGCGTGACGCTGACAATCACCAAGCCAATTAGCGGAAGATATTCCAGCTCTGGAATTTCTCGCTCCGGTTTGGGTGTGATGCGGGTTCATCACGGATCGCTTACGCAAGGTTTGCGCATTTCCACTATCGGTGGAATGGGAATTTCGGCCTCTACGCTCACCGGCAAAAAGACTCCCAGTCGAGTTCGAAAGATCGACAGGGACGCGATTCCGTTCTACGACAAGAATAATAGTCAGAGTTGGCCTAGCAAGCATGGCGGTACGATTGCAAACGTTCGTCGGGTCAATAGGTTAAAGCGTAAGAAGGGGTTGTTGGAGTAATGGCAAAGCGTCGTTATCGCGGTCCCTACAAAATGACCGCTCGTCGTCGGTATGCCTTGAAAAAGGCTCAAGAGGCGTCGGCCAAAAAGCGTAGGAAGAACGCGATCAAGAAAATCGGTGCTGCTGCTGGCGCAATCGGTGGACTTGCTGTTGCCGGTTACCTGGGGCACCGCTACGGAAGCGCAAAAATCCAGCAATCCGTGAAGAACAATCGGATCAAGGTAATGACTGCGCATCGTGGTAAAGTCGTGCAACTCAACGCTGCACGAAAAGCAGTTCAGCCAGGGGCAAAAGAAGCGACTCGCGTAGCTAGCGCTATTTCTGTTGCGCACCCCAGCCGCACAACAATCACTGCTAGTGATCGGGCACGCGCAGAAAGCGTTCGCAGCAAGCTCAAAAAGCAGTCGATGCCGCCGATTTACGATTCGACCGGCAGGAACATTGGTGGTCCTGATCGTCGTTCTTACGACGAAGACAACAACATTCGCTCTGAGGCGATGACAAATCGTTCTGTTCGCAGAACTTTGAAGCAATCGAAAAAGAACACTCAGGGCAAAAAGACAGGCTCACTCAAGGGAACTCCCGGTGGTACGAAAACGCCGCCCAAGGCAATTCCGCATCGTCCAGAAACTTGGAAAGACGATGATTGGGCCGCAGCGCTGGCCTTCGATACGCCTACGCGACAGCCGCTTTCAGGCGGCTCGTCCGGTAAGGGCCGCGGAACTACGGGAACGCCACGACGCGATCCTTTGCACACGCTTGCAAAGATGCGTTACGACGACGCAAAACTTCTGGGATCGGGTGCTCCTGGCGCCGGTGACACAGATGCGTTTTTGCGAAATGCGGGAACTTCGCGATCTACTCCGAGACGACCAAAAAAAGCGTAAGCCCTTCGGGGCTTGGCGCTGGGTCAAAAGCTATTTATAGCGCTTCTCACGGAAGATCGTTGGAGAGAACTGAATACAAAGTCAATATTGTAAAGGCTCATGCCAATGGGAAATACGATATTGAGTGGTCTTACGACTGGAACGGTAAAAAGGTTACCAACCGGAGAAAAAATGTTTCGGGTAGACGAATAAGGGGTCTTGATGGCTAGACGATACAGAATGACCCCTCGTAGACGCGCTGCTTTGAAAAAGGCTCAGGCCGCATCTGCAAGAAAGCGAAGGCGTAATCGTGTCAAGTCTATTGCCAGAACTGTTGGCACTGGCGCTGCTTTTGTTGGCAGCACTTTTGCTGCATATCACCTGAACCGCTACATCGTGAATCCGCATCATGCGGTTCGTGAAGGCGCGGCTGCTGGAAAGGCGATTGGCAAGGGTGCAACTTCACTCACTCGCAAAGTGAAAAAGAAGCCCGTGCGACGCACGAGTGAAATCAAACGTTCGGTGAAGACCGTGAAAAAGGCAACTGACTGGTCTAAGTTCGGATACCTGTAATGGCGAAGCGACCTTATGTAATGACGCCTGCGCGAAAAGCTGCATTGCGCAAGGCGCAATTGGCATCTGCAAAAGCGCGCAAGGGAAAGCGTAAGGCTGGTACTCGTCGTCATTATAGCTCTAATCCGTACAAGCGCGGCGTAGGCGTGGCGGGTTTGAAGAAAAACACAGTTCCGTACGCACGCATTAACCAAAAATCGGGAACTATCGGTGTCAACAGTGGCACGATTATTCCGTTCACCGGCAAGCGCATTTCTTTCGGCGGATACGTTCGTGTTGAAAATCGCACGAAGCCAATCAGTGCGACCCAGACAAAAATTGCCAATAAGATTGCTCGTAAAGGATCTAAGCCTGGGGCTGTCAGAAGTTGGTTCAACGATAACGTAATCGTTCAGTCTCCTGCTGTGCGTGCTAATGTTGGTGGTGCGCAAGTAAGGCTGGGAACCTCTAGAAGTGCGGGTTCTACTGTCATTGTCCGTAAAGGTTCCCATAAAACAGTCCAAAAGAAATCAGTTGCAGGAGTCAGAAAGTATGACCGACGGATGAGAACTATTGCGGGGCAACAGGTAAAAAAGAAGAAAAAGCGTCCCCAGCGAAGAGGCTAAAATATGACAGACGTGGATAACCCGGCCTCACCAAGCCACAGAAATCATCTGATTTCAACAAACGGGAAACGCGCCGTTCTAATAGAGCCAGAAATCCCACTCTTAGAATCAACAGTTTCACAACTGCTGGAAGAGTTGGACGGGCACTATTTGGAGCGGTGCGGTTTCATATCCAAGCACGAACAAAATATCTACCCCGTTCACAACGCGCACGAGTTCGCGTCCATGAATTTCTATATGGACGAAGACGATGCTGTAGAAGCCATTCGCAATATCTATGATCGTGATCATGATGAAATCATGGGGATTTATCATACGCATCCGAATGGTTACCCTTGGCCGTCACCACGAGACATCTTGGGATGGCCGAAAGTAGAACTTGGGTGGCGTTACTTTTTGGTTTCACGGGGGAATGTCACGGAGTGGAGGCTCATAAGTGACTAGTCCTACCCCTCATGATCGCGCAGACGATTACATGGAGCTTAGAAAACGATGGTTGAACAGATACGCACGGGTTCAGGCTCAGGCCGACAAGAAACTCCGGGATGCTCTTATTCAAGCAGCGGAAGATGCGTACAAACAATTGATATCGGAGACTTCAAAAAGCACGTTTTCGGCACATGTGAAAAGTGCCCAAATCCGCATCCTGCTAAAGGAAATTAGGGGTATCCTTGATGACCTCTTCGGAGAAGAACTCAAAATTATCCATCTTGGACAATCAGACGCAGCTATCGCCGCTGTCATGGCGTTCGCCGACACAGATCGAGATTACCTTAACGCCGTTTTCAAAGCCTCCGGAGGAAACACAGCAGATTTTATTGAAGGGCAAAAACGTTCGGCTGTTACCGGGGTCGCCCACGCAATTTCCCGATTCGCAAAAACTGATAAAAGCCTATCGCAAAGAGTGTACGATACACGTGCCCTTGCAAACGGATGGGTTAAACAGCGAGTTACTTCACATATTATTCGGGGAACGGGCGCAAAAGAACTTGCAAGGGATGTTCGCAAGTTTATCAAACCGAATACGCCTGGCGGGGTTAGCTACGCAGCGATGCGTCTTGCGCGCACAGAAATTAATAATGCGTTTCACGCGACGAGTGTCGCACTTGCAGAAGATCGACCCTGGGTAGAGGGAATGCGCTGGAATCTCAGCGCAACGCATTTGACAAAGAAGCACGATAACTGTTTGTGCGAAAGATACGCTGGTCAAATCTTTTCTATCGGAGACGTGCCAGGAAAGCCGCACCCACAATGTCGGTGTTTCGTCACGCCTCAAGTCGAATCATTGGACGTCTTTATGCGTCACTTGACGAGTGGACAATTTAGGAGTTGGATAAGTGAAGCAGCATAACCCCGGCAACGAAGGACATCCTGTGTCTGAGAACATTTCTTTCCCGTGGAGCAAGCGAATGGACCCGATGTTTTCTGTGAACGCAGAGGAAATCGCGAAGCGAGTTCTGCCCATCTTCGGTGGTACCTCCCCCGAAACTACGAGCACGGAGACCGCGCAGACCACGCAGACTCCGCAGACTGAAAAGAAGGACGAAGAGAAGTCTTCAGATTCGGGCAAGAGCGAGCCGCAGAAAAAGGAATACTCGCCCGAAGAAGTCTCGTCGATTCTTGAACAGGTCGCAGAAACTCAGGCCAAGCTCGAAGAAGCAACTAAGAAACTCAAGACTTTTGAGTCTGAGCAGGAAAAGCAAAAGCGCGCTGCGATGAGCAAGGAAGAAGCGCTTCAGGCTGATTATGAGCAGGCTCAGCAGATCATCGTTAAGCTTGACGCTGCTCTGAAAAATCAAGCTGTGATCAATGCGATCAATGGTTTCAAGGACATTCAGTTCCATGACACGAAGTTTGTTCTGAACGAACTGAAGAATTCCGCCCCCGAGATTTTCGAAGACATGGAAGTCGATTTGGACGGCGGAACGGTTACTGTTTCGGGTGTGGAAAATCACCTTCGCAGGATTGCCAAGGAAAAGGATTGGGCAGTCAAGAAAATTTCGACTCCCGAAAATTCGAATCAACATCAAAATCCGACCCCGGTTCCTCGTGGGTCGGGTGCTCCCCCGGCTAACCCCGGTCTCAGCGGTGACAAGGCGACACGACGCAAGGCTCTCGCTGAGAAGTTCCCCGTGATCAGTCATGGACGTAGGCTGTGACACGGCGTGTTCTTTCGGGATTATCCGGCTTGACACGGTAGTATTGACCCCGAACAACCCCTTACGGAGGATTCACAATGGCGCTTAAGACCAAGCCGCGCTGGGACAAGTACGACGGCTACGTTGGCAACTACCGGGGCGTCCTCGGTGAGGACATCGACCTGGACACCGAAGCGAACCGAGTTTTGGCAGTCGGCACAAATTCGAACGGCGCTATTGTTGTTGGTGCCGGTCAAACCGGAATCAAGGGTTTGATGATTGTTGCTGTCGGCGCTGACATTCACGGTGCGATGCTTGACGGTGGAATCAACAACCATGCGGGTGATCCGCAGGATGTCGGAAAGCACGGCGAAATCACGAATTTCCAACCGACGGTTTTCGGACGAACCTTCGGAGTTGCGATTTCCGCAACCGAAGGAAACGTGAAGTTGGCCGTGAATGGTGTTGACACCGGAAACATCGCCTACGACACATCCGCTGCAAATCTGAAGTCGGGCATTGTTGCAGTCGATGACGGTTTTACTGCGGATGATTTTACGGTGACCGGTACGGCTCCGAATTTCACTATCGTTACGACTCGAACTGACGTTACGATCACTGCTTCCGGTGAAGGTGTGACCGTTACCGAAGCAACTTCGGTTGCTGCGGCTGGCACGAATTACTACGGCCACGCGGACGGAACTGTAAATGCCGTCAAGGGTTCTGACGGTGTTTATGTCGGTCACACCCAAGAGGCTGATCGACTCATCGTGAACGTCAAGGACGAAGAAGACTAGTCCCGAATTCCACTGAGCTGAAAAGATCAATTAGAAGGGAATGCCCAATATGGCAACCAAGGAACTGAAGATCGGCGGCGTTCCCGTCTTCCCGATCTTTGGTGGAACCGCACCGGTTCGCCAAGAAGGGATAATGACGCAGGGTGACCTTGTAACAGTCACTTCTGACGGCATTGACCTCAACGCTCTGTGGAATTCGTTCGCAGAGTCGATTGCCATCTACAACGAAGCGATGGATAACCTTATCCAGCTTTTGACTTATCCGGTCACCGTGCCGGTTGAGCCTGTTGTTCAGATCGGCGAAACCACTTTTGAAGAGGCCACGGAGCTTGGCGTTCCGCGTGGTGCCGGTCTGCCCATTGAAGTTTTCCAAATGGGCTACGATCTGCGTCACTACGACAAGCGGAATGCCTACTCGTGGATGTTCCTTGCTGATGCGGATGGGCGTCAGGTTGAGGCTATTCACGATGCAGTTCTGTGGGCTGACAAGCGCCTCGTTTTCCGTAAGGTGATGGAAGCGCTTTTCGACAACCGCACTCGTCGTGCAAACATCCGTAACCAGGCGTACAACGTTTATCCGCTGTACAACGGCGATGGCGTTCCCCCGCCACGGTTCAAGAACAACGTCTTCGATGAGACGCACTCGCACTACGTGATTTCGCACAACTCCGTTGTCGATTCCAGTGACCTGGAAGATTTGATGGAGCTGCTTGCGGAGCACGGTTATTCGCCGCAAGCCGGAACGCAATTCCTGCTGCTGGCGAACAAGGCCGAAACGGATGCGATTCGTCAATTCCGTCGTGGCGTTGTGAACAACAACGGCGCGACTGCTGGCTACGATTTCATTCCGTCGCCGACGCAGCCCGCGATGATGCTTCCGAATGCCGAAGGTCTTCTCGGTAATCAGCCTGCACCCACTTTCGGTGGTCTGGCTGTTATCGGTTCCTACGGTTTCTGGAACATCGTGGAAGAGGATTACATTCCTCCCGGCTATCTCGTCGGTGTTGGTTACGGCGGCGCTTTCAACCTGGGCAACCCGGTTGGTCTGCGCCAACACGCAAATCCCGCGATGCAAGGTTTGCGAATCATCGCCGGTAACTACCAGCGTTATCCGCTCGTTGACGGTTTCTACGCTCGTAGCTTCGGCACCGGTGTTCGTCAACGCGGTGGTGCGGCGATCATGCAAATCAAGGCCAGCGGCGCTTACGAGTGCCCGCCGATTTACAAGAAGGGCGGGGGCTTCCTCGTCTAAAACGGTCAGGATTCCTGAGAGTAAAAACAGAGGTCGGACGAAAACTGGTATCGCATGTCCGATTTAATAAACCAGACTTTCAGGTTTTCATTCTAGAAAGGGAATGGAATGGGCCGATTTGTTGATTTGAATCAACGTCTCTCGGAAGAGGATAAAGCGTATCTGCGCTCTCGCGGTCGTGGTTATCTGATCCCGGCGAACGAGCGTCGATTCGGCACGAACGAAAATCCGCGTGAGCCTGAAGAGCACGAGCAGGCAGGACAAAATGCGATTTCTCCGTTCTACCAACCGGAAGATCGCGAGGCTGCGGTTTATGACAAGGGTGGTGCTCCACTCCCCGGCACTGTTTTGGATTACAACACTGGACGTGTTGCGGATCGTGAAAACGGAAAGCTCGTGGAGTTCACCGGGCCAGGTCATACTCCTGGTGCCTTCGATCTTCAAAGCACACGAGGCTTGGAATATGCCGAAGGTGGATTCGTCGGATACGATGTCGATGAAAATGGCAATCCCGTTGACGACGAAATTGATGAAGACATCGTTGCGCATGTTCTCGCCGTGTCGAACGTTACGGCTCTGAAGAAGGAAATCAAGGAACGCGGTGGTGAATATGATTCTGACGCGAAGCGTCAGGATTTGGAAAACACCCTCGCCATTCTTCTTCAGGATTTGCGCGATGCGGGCAATGAGCCGTTCGCTTTGCCTGCTCCCGATGGCACCAGCTTCGATTCGACCGGTGCTGGTTCTGACGGTGCCTACGAAGATGAAGACGAAGAGGACGACGAAACGGAGTAATTATGGCTGACCAAGCCGCAATTACTGCCGTAAAACTTCAGATTCCCGAAGAGGCGTCAGACCTGGGTTTCGATGATGCAGCCATTGGCTCATTGTTGGACTCAGGTCTAACGCAATCCAAGGCCATTCTTGCGGTTTTACGCGGTATGAGTGCCAAGGCAGTGGGAATGGCTACGTCCATTTCTGAAAACTCATCGTCTCGAAGCATCAATTTCTTTGACAATCTTCGCCAGCTCATTGATATCTGGACGAAAGTTGTTGCCGACGAAGATGTGCAGGCAGGCAACAATGTCAAAGAGGGTGCCCGAATCTACACGGCAAATAGGGTATAGATGACTACCGCCGTTGAGCTGACATTGCAGCGTAGAGCGACAACGCAATTCATTTCCGCTAAGCCAAAAGATATCGTGCTGAAGCGGAGAACAAAGTCGTTCGTCGGCGGTACCTTGAAAAATATCACGATGCCGGATCGGGCAAGCCAGACTTTTAGAATTATCTTTCTCGAAGAAACCGGAATTCATGAACCACCACCAGAAGGAACACGCCGTTTCGATTTCGCCCTCGTCGGTGAATACGATGCAGAAGTTTCTATCGGAGATTTTTGGCAAGAGGGAAGCCAAGAGTTCGAGATAACGGCGATTTCTCCCTCAAACGGATGGGAGGTCAAGGCTTATGGAATCAGTCACGGGCCAAAGCCTACATGAACTGAGAAATGAGACTCCATATGCGTGTCTTAGCTGCGGCTGCGATTGTTCTCACTACCCTATTGCTGTGCCTGGCGGGTATATCTGTAATGGTTGCAACAGTGGATTTAGCTTCCAGATTTCATTTGAAGAGAGCCGAAACTCCCCCTTCCCTCGTCCTCGTAAAGGGAACAGAGCATGGCGAAGGTAGGGCTGGAATATAATGACAAGCTACTCCGACGAAATATCAAAAACTTCGACCGTAACGTTAAGTCTGCCGTCAGAGCAACAGTTGATCGCAGGGCCGCAATAACTCAAGCTGACTTACGAAACGGTGCCCGTTGGACAGATAGAACAGGAGCCGCAAGAAGCGGTCTTATGGCAATCCCTGTCTCTCTTTCCAACGCAGAAGAAATCTTCATGGCGTACTCAGTTACATATGGAATATGGCTGGAGGTCGCCCATGATCGCAAATATGCAATTATTACTCCTATGATGAGAATTGCCGGGGAAGCCCTCATGAATGATCTGCAATATTTGCTTGACAGATTGGGGGAGTTTCAGTGAATCCAATCCTGCTGTACAACAAGCTTAATGCGATTCTTCCCGGCAGAGTTTATGAGTCACAGTCGTTGGATTCTCGTCCACATAACGATGGCTACTTTATCACCGTCAATATGGAAGAATTGACCATTTCGAATTCAGCGATTTCCCGTGGTCCCCGCACAGTGACGATCGCAGTGCATCATCCAAGATCGGGAGATGCAGATTATGCGCCGATCACAAATTACTTGAATCAAATTGATTCGGCTCTTTTGCCCATCGAAAATGAAATGGGTGCCGATAATGTTAGGGTATCTCAGGTCGCCAGGGGTGGCCGATCAGGTAACCTTATTGACGAGGGCTGGAATACGATCACCCGAAACGCGACATACCGCGTGTCCTATGACGAATACGCCGTGTGACCGGATATGATGGCACACGACGACCTAGAAGGAGTCCCCCAGATGGCGAACACACCCCGCACGAGCGCCGGTACCCGCGACGTGGCTGGTGAGGCCGCTCCCCTGTCGCCGGAAGAGCAGAGCAGCATCCTTGCCTCTGATGTCGCTGACACGACCAAAAAGGCCAAGGTTTCTGTTCCGAAGGGAAAGCGAATTCGCGCAATTCCCACGAACATCACCCGTAGCGGTGATGTGGGAACCACGGTGGAAATTCGAGCCGAGGATTTCCAGCGTAAGGGAATCGAACATCACACGATTCGTTTCGATTTCCGAAACAACAGTTACATTCTTCCTGTCGGCGATGGTGAGGGTAAGGTTTCCGAAGAGGCCGCAAATTTCCTGACTTCGAACTACCCGACTTCGTTCGAGTTCATGGGCGGCAGTGAGTAAGTAATGTGCCTGAGATTCGATGCAAACATAAGTTGCACGCAGAGGTTTCAGAAGAGGCCTCTGGGACTCTTTTCAAATACTGCGACAGTAAGTTTTGCAAAGAATTCGGGAACGAAGTTGTCATTCATGAATTCGATTTAGCAAAAGTAAGCGAAAACGGAATCATCTACCCGACTGACACGAAACGGTATAAAAGACCGGAAGTGAGAGGAATCAACAAATGACCGCACCTGTTGCCGATGGTCTGCCGTATGGTGTGCGCGACATCAAGCTCACACAATACCTGGACGCACTCGGAATGGTTCTCGGCCCGACTTCTGTCGATCTGCCGTATATCCAAACTCTGAACTTCACCGAGGCCGAGGAATTCTCGGAACTGCGAGGCGATGACAAGCTCATCACCACTCGTGGCCGTGGTTCTTCGGTGAACTGGGATTTGGAATCGGGCGGTATTTCGATTGCCGCTTGGGCCATTTTCACTGGTGGTTCGGTGATTGAGCGTGGCCTGGCTCCTGATCGCGAGGTCGAACTTCAAAAGAAGGCGACCCAGCCCCGTCCGTGGTTCCGCATCGACGGCAAGATCATTTCCGATTCTGGTGGCGATGTGCTCGTTCGCATTTATCGTTGCCGTGCAAACGGTGATATCAGCGCCGGATTCACCGATGGCGAGTTCACGACTTCGAGCGTGACCGGCGTTGGTTATCCGCTGTTGGACGACACGAACGATCTTCTCTACTCGATCTTCCGTCGCGAAACCTCCAAGTCGCTGACTCTGACTCCAGACCCGAATCCACTTCAGTCTCCGCTGAATTTGTCGGTTGGCACTGTCACCGATGATGATGCAGAAGTGACCTGGACGCCGGTTGTCGGTGCTGAAGAGTACAAGGTCGAATATTCGACTTCTCCGTTCTCATCTTGGACGACGCTTACTCCGAATCCCACAGTTGCGAATGCGACTCTCGCATCTCTTACGGCAAGCACGCTGTACCGGGTTCGAGTTTCGACCATCAAGGGTTCGCAAACTTCCGATCCCTGCCCGTACGTTACCTTCACCACAGCCAGCGGTTAAAACATTCGGCGCGGTCCCGACGCTTGAAATATCGGGCAACCCCAAAAATAACATTTCAGGGCGCCCAAGGAGGCCGAAATGGCAAAGCAAATCTCGACCAAGTGGAAGAAAAACAAAGGCTTCAAGAAGCCTTTTGATTACACACTTGAAGACGGTAGCCAAACCGTAACGATTCGTCGGCTTGATATGCCCGATCTTCTGAAACTCGGAATCGCCAACGAACTTGATTTCATGTCAAAGGCTCTCATGGGCAATAGCGTCAAGGATGAGGCCAGGGCGAAAGAAATCATCGCAGAGGCGACGAAAGAAGCCGACAATCTCGCCCGCATGGAGACAATGATCAACAAAGTTGTCGTGGCGGGTGTCATCGATCCGAACATTTACCCGGTTCCGATTCCTGCGGATGAAAACGAAATTATTGTCCGCAACGAAGAAGTTATGTACGTGGATGAAATTCCGTGGGATGACCGCATGGAATTGTTTGGGGTGATCTTCGAATCCGAAGGGTTGTCTGACTTTCGCGAAGAACAAGAGCCTGGTGTGGGAAACGTGGCAGATGTGCAAACAGTACAATTGCCTGCCGACGGACCTATGGCCGATGTACCATCCGGAGACACCGAAAGGGTTCTACCTCAATAGGGGAGTTTTCTATTTCGGTCGCAAGATCGAAAATGAAATGCAACAAGCAGAAAACCAATCGAGAAAGAACCGAAAGCCAGGACCAGGGACCGACAGATTGGCGAACGCTGCGAGACTTCGAGTTCTCGAAAAGTATCTAGGCGTTCCTGTAAAACGTCACAGAGACCCCGGCAATGTGACGAACACGAATCCCTTTACGCAAGGGAGGGGTTCTGAACAGAAAAAGGATGAATCGGTAGTTGTAATGCGTGGATTCTAAGAAAGGTGGTGAACAGTGCCCAACGATAATCTGGGTACCGCTCACGGTAGAATTCGCATTACGTATGAAGGCAAGGGTGCTGACAAAGCCAATGCCGCACTAATCAAGATGGCTGCTCAGATGGAGCAGATGAACAAACGTCTTGAGCAAGTGCAAGGGGCTTTGGAAGAATCCAATTCTGAGCTGAATCGCACTTCCAAGGAGATGCGTAAAGCTGGGAAGTCCAGCACCATCTTCTCTACCGACATTCTTCGCACTCACCGACGCATTCGCACTTTCCGTAATGAGGTCGGTTATCTCCGAGACGACTTGAAGTCTCTTGGTCGTTTTGCACAATCGACCCGAACAAACTTCAATCGTCTTGGAATGGCGATGCGGGTGTTCAATCGTGCTGGTCAATTTAGTGGTGACCAACAGGTTGCAATTTTCCGCGCTATGTCAGTGTCAATGGCTGAGCTGGCAGCCAGGACCAAGGGTACCGCACAGACAATCCATAACTTTACGCACAGCACACTGCGTCTTGGGAATCGTCTAGCCGGTACTCAATCTGCGGTTACGCTACTTGGCTCTGCTTACCTTGGCCTGCGCAATAAAATTTTCGGTGTTCAGCAGGCGATTGATAAATCGCCAGGTTGGGTCCGAAAAATGCATAATGTCACAATCGCTGTCGGCGCATTGTCCGGCGCGATGGGCATTCTCGGTCTAGCAATTCGACGGTTTGGGTTGCTGGAAAAACTGGCGCGAGCCGGTGTCTTCAAGGTTCTCGCGAATGGCGCGCACGGTGGGGCGACTGCCTTCCGTAGATTCGGTAAAGTCACCGAATCCGTTTTCGGTAAGGATTACTTCTCTGGTTTTGTTCGCCGCTTGCTTCGTGCTGAAAACTCTCTAGATGAATTTGCGAAGAACGCTGACAATCTTTTCCATCGAGTTGGCGTTCGAATTACCGCAAACGCAGCCGGTATGCGTAAGTGGGCAACTGAATCTAAGAGCCTTGTTGCCGGTATCGCTTTGGCAGTTAGCTCGCTGACGAATCTCTGGGGAAGACTGCAATGGTTCTTCAAACTCCCCAAGCCTCTGCTGGCGGGTTTGGCGATATTCTTCTCGCGAGTTTTGCCCAGTGCGCTTTATGCAACCGGGAAGGCTTTGGTATCAACTTCTAATTTCATCACCGGTCTTTGGGATGGAATTAAGGTTTTGACAAAGGGCCTCACGGTTCTGCCGGGTATTTTGGCAGGAATCGCTGCCGGTGTCACTTCGCTGATTCCGGTGTTTTCTGGTCTCAAGGATGCTTTTAAAGACGTCTTTTCTGAAGATCCGCAAAAAGCATGGGAAGCTTATTCCAAACTTCCGGCTCATTTGCGCCCGATAGCTGATGCGATTCGCAAGTTCATTCCTGTGTGGCAGAACTTGCAGACTCGGCTTCAATCCTTTGCTTTCGCTGGTGTTGAAAAGCAAATGGAGTCTCTTGGAAACACCTACTTCCCGATTTTGGAAAAGGGTGCGCTGCGTGTCGTTGGGGCGCTGCGTAATGCCAAGGATCGCGTTGTCGAGTTCATGCAACAGGCCGACACGCAAGCTGAAATTAGCAATATTTACGGAGACCTGGCTCAAGGTCTCAATCAAATGGCCGATGCGATCAAGCCGGTTTTGACTGGCCTGAAAGATATGGCAGCGGTTGGTTCTGAATTTTTGCAGACCAACTCTGTTTGGGTCACGATTCTTTCCGAGCGTTTCCGTGATTGGGCGAGCGTTAATCGTCAAAACGGAAACATGGCAGCATGGATGAGTCAAGCCCGCCAGGGTGCGTTTGATCTTGGCAAGGGTCTTATCGATCTGACGAAATCAGCCTATCGTCTCATTACGCTTTTCGCAGATCGTAACTCTGGCGCTGATTTCCTGGATCGTTTCGCAGACGCGATGGAGCGTTTGAATCAGCGCATTGAAGATAGTGCGGCAACAGGTTTCCTGCGTGATCTTCGAGAGGGCGTTCGTGAACTTGGCGAAAAGAGGATGGACGACCTCATTCGCCTTTGGAAGATTTTCCGAGATACGATAGAGGCTGTCGCTCCGTTCGTTCAACAGATTTCGGATTCATTTACGAACATCTTCATTCCGGCTGCCGACAGAGCTTTGTGGATTATCCAACAATTCATCAACGCTCTAGATGCAACCGGTTTGACTCGATTCATCGGCTGGATTCTCGGTGCCGCCGCTGCGGTTCGACTTCTGCCGAAGGTTTACTCAACAGCGATCACCGCTGCAAAACTGTTCGGTGCAACGTTCTTCATTCTTCGCGATAAGCAAAAGGTTATCGCTGGCATCACCAAGGCAATGACATTCCTTGGTGGAGCGATGGAGAAGCTTGGTCCTCTTGGTAGGACTGTTGGAAATGGTTTGGTCAATGTTGGTGTTGCTGCCGAAAAGTCTGCGAGTCTCATCGGTAAACTTGCCGGTGGTTTGCTTTATGGCGGCACTGCGATTCTTACGTTTATCGCAATCGTCAGCGAGTACAACCAGACCGCCGAAGAGTTCGATAAGCAACTCGAACAGAATCGCAGAAGTGTTAATGAGTTCGGTCAGGAACTTCGCAAGTCGTTTGTAACTGATCGTGGCATGGTCGGCAAGTCTGTTCTGGACGCTGTGTCTCAGAGCCTTGACGACATGATGAATAACCTCAACAACACTGTTGATAAAGCTCCGAGTTTGTGGGAGCACTTGGGAGACATTTTCTCTCGTCCGTTTGAGCGTCAACGGAACTCCCCGGTTCAGACTGGCATTCTTGAAATCGACTCGCTTTTTGCTGAGTCTGATGAAATCAATCAACGTCAAGCTGAGGGCGCAGCGGCTGACTTGGCTCGCGCCAAGATTCAACAGCTCAAAGATGCGAATGTTGATCTTGTCAAAGTTATGTCGGGTTCCGACATTGCGTTTGATGCTTTTATCGATGATCTTCGCACGCAAGGTCAAGAGGGAAATGAAGCCGCAAAGGTACTTGAAGAGTACCGTCGAAAGTTCACCCAGGTCGAACGTGACATGCGTGAACTTGGCCCTGCTGGTGCAGCGGTTAAAGAGGGTATGCGGCAAATTTCAGAAGCCGCTGCTGATGCAAGTCAAAAGCTCGATGGTTTGCGACTCGTCCTTGAAGGTCTCGGTTATCTTAAGGTAAATACTCTTCGGGCAACCGCAGAGTATCAAGAGGCTATTCAAACGATGGCCGACAGGATCACTGAATCCCTCGTCGGCCTTACCGATGCGCAAGACGCGTGGGGCGAAAGCGGCATCAACCTCAAGAGCGACGCTGGCCGAGCGATTCTCGATACGCTTATTCCGCTCAGTGACAAATTCCAGGCTCTTGCAGCCAGTGGAAAAGATGTCAATGAGATGTGGGCCGAAATGGCTCCTCAGATTGACGACACTGTTGCAGCTCTGCAAAACGCCGGTGTTCAAATCACCAAGGAACAATTCGTAGACTTTCTGCAAAAGAGTCTCGGTATCGCCCCGGTGCCGATTGCGATTGCTCTCCAAACCGGCGATGGCAGTGATGTTGCCGAAGCCATGAAGCAAGTTATGCTTTCGCTTCAGGGTCTTGCTGACAATGGCATCTTCGTCCCGATTAACTTTGACGATCCCGAAGACACAAACCGAATCGACAAAAAGCTCGAAGAGGTTCTTGGTCGGGATATCACCGATGTCAGCGGAACGAACTTGGTTCTCAAGCCTGGCATTAAGCTTGAACCGACTGACGTTCAACGTCTTCGTCAAGAGCTGATTAATCTTGGCTTCCAATTCCCAAATGAAGCTGCGCCGCAAAATCCGGCTACGATTCCCACACAAGTTGTTCCGCCGAATCCCGTAACTGCACCGGGTTCAGAACAACAACCGTCGAATTCTGCACAACAGATTCTTGAAGATTTCATCGGTCAAGCTAAGGATGCTGTCGATGAAGCTGGCAAGGATAATCAAACCAAGGGAAACTCTTTCTCAGAAGATTTCGCTCGCGGTATTCGTGACGGAATCCCTGCGATTGACAAGGCCGCAAAAGATGCCGCCGACGCTGCTGCGAAAAAGATGCCGGGTTCTCCCGCAAAGGAGGGTCCGCTGTCGGGACGCGGTTGGTCGCGTTACGGTGGTGAAGCGTTCTCGCGAGATTTCGCTTACGGTATTCGCAGTCGTACCGGCGAAGTTGGTTCTGCTGCGGAAGGCGTGGCGGGTGCTGCATCTTCGGGAATTGGTCGGGCTGGCGACAAAAATTACCAAGCTGGACAGTATCTTGGTCAGCTTACGCAGATGCTTGACTTTTTCGAGAATGCGACAAACGCTTTTGGAAAACTCGCAGAAACAATCCTCGGATTTGCAAAGTTCGCTTCTGACCCACTGGGCAAGGGAACGTTCTTCGGAAAACGCCCGCGTTGGGTTCGTGACCCGAATATTTCTGATGCAGAACTTGCCCGCCAACGGCAGGATGCAGCACAGCAACGTGCGTTTAGCTTCTACGGAAGCGGTCGCCGCCCTGACGTTTACGATCCTCGCACAGGTCGTATTCGTGGAGCTGCACCCGGCAATCTTGCGCCGAACGCTGGAAAACAAGATATCGCCAACTACATCATTCAAAAGGCGATGTCCGAGGGGTATTCGCGAGAGCAAGCCAACATGTTTGTTGTGCAGGCTGTCGGTGAATCTGGACTTGACCGAAACAGCAAGAGTCCCAATGGTTTGTGGACGGGTATTTTTCAGTTCGATGCTCCGACGTGGGAAGACGCCGGTGGTGGAAATATCACCAATCCGCAAGAGAACATTGATAACTACTTCAACCTTGCGCGAATCCGTGGCCTGACTCCCGAGAACTTCCGTTCGGGAACTCAGCTTGGAGAACAAGTTTCCATCGGTGGCCCTTGGCATCCTGATAATGCTGCAAAGGGCGATCTTGCGGCAGCCCAAAAGAATGCTCAAGACTTCATCAAAAACTACCAGGAAAACGTTGGTCAGTATGTTGATGGAATTGTCTCCGGCATTCCTGCTGCAATCGGAAACCTGCCTGAGCCTAAGAAACTGAAAACTGGGCCAGGTCTTGAGCCGAACGCTCAGATAGTTGCTGCAATTCTCGAAGCGCAATTCCCGGGAATTACACAAATAGGCGGTCAAAGCAATCGACCTGCTGGTACTCCGCAGATGCACACCAAGGGCCGCGCTCTTGACGTGGGCATTGGAAGCGATCTTTCTCTGGGTGACGCAATCAACGAATTCTTGATTGCGAACGCAGAGCAATTCGGTATTCAGTCAACAATTTGGCGAAACAAAGGCTTGAATCTTGTCGCCAATGAGGGTGGTGGACCTGGCACAACTTACACCGCTGAGGGACACTACGATCACGTCCACGTTCAGTTCGCTGACGGTGGGAAGATGGACATTGGCCCTGACGGGACAACGTTCAAGATTCCTGCAAACTCTCCGTATGCTGGTGCTGATTTTGGTCTGCCTCCTACGCCCGAAGAGCTTGCAAATCCCCCGGCTCCGAAAGAGCTGGTTGTTCGCAATCCCGATGGAACTTTTTCGCCGGTTCACGGCACCGGTGATCAGCCGGGACCGATGGATATCAACCCCGCGACTGGTCGTCCTTGGACACCGGAAGAGGCAAGCGAATTCTGGAATCGTCCTGAAAACGCGCTGCAATATGACAAGTCGATCCTTAAGCCTGGCGATCTGGACCAAAACGGAATTTTCCAAGGTACAGAGGATCAGCTTGAAGAGGCTCTGAAGAATAACAATCCCTCTTTGGCCGAGGCGATTGCGACAGCGCAAAACGAAAACGCATCCAATGAGGACGTTGCGAACGCGCTGAGTGTTATTGAAGATGAAGCAGAGCGTCAAAAGCAACTTGATACTCCGCAGAGTCGTGCGCAATCTAAATTTCTTGAGGGAGTTGTTTCTGACGCTGCAAGTGAGCGTGGGCTTGCAAAGGAACAAAATCCGATTGATCAAGCTATGGAAATAGCGGGCGCAGCTACATCTGTCGCCGGTGATATCTTTGCTGTTCTGAATTCCACTATTGAAGCTATTGGTGCGGCCAAGAGTATCGCGGATACACTTGTTCGCTACCCGAGCAACACTGAAGATATCTTCAATATGGTTGATGATATTCAGAAGTTTATTCAATTGGGCGCGGACATCGCAGGCGCTGTTTCTTCCGTCGCAAGTACAATCGGTGGTTTCGTTGGCGCTGGCGGGTCAGGCGATCCGAGTGGTTCTACTGCTGGTGTGGCGGCTGCAATCGGCGCGGTTTCTCAAATTGCCGGATTAGTACAAGCAGGTTTGGAAACTGCGAATGCGATTATTGATCTTGGTCAAGAAGCGTATCGCATCGTCGGTTCGTACGTTGGCGATTTCCTTGGAATCCTCACGGGTGGTGCTGCGGGTGCTCTCGAAGGTCAAGTTAGATATCTTTTGGATCAGCAAACTAATCAACTTTTGGCTTGGAGTGCAGATAACCCGATGGACAAGCGAGCTCACGATCTTGCGTTCCGCGAGGGTAATCCTGATGCACGCAACCAATTGATTGGTAATATCAATGTGTACGGTGGCCCCGGAACAGACCCCCGTGACATGACGAGGCAAATGATGTTCCAGGTTAAGGCATCGACTATGGGACAGGCTGTAGGACAATGAGCTATTACAGAAACCTCGTTAAGGGGCAATGGCAAATTGGCGATCTTGTCTTCGGCCACGGAACCAACATTTTAGTAAATTCAACCGAAGTCGCTGCTGCCGATGTTAACGGCCAAGATTATCAAATGGCTCGTTCTGACAGTAAGAACTTTGGTTTTGACCAGCTCGTTCCCACAACAATTCAGTTTGATCTTTCAGTGCTGCACAATTACTTGTTGCCTGGCAACGAAGAGATGATTCCGAATTTCTGGCATTCAATGCCTACGATTGAAGACCTGGCTCACGAGTGGGGTGCCGACGACGTTCGTAATAAATGGGGAGAGATGAAGCCGATTTATCATCGGTCTCGTCTTGACGACATTCCCAAAGTTATTTACGGAAGACCGGGAAGTTTTCAGTACCGGATGGACGATGAATACAACCGTGGCGAGGTCATGAATGTCGTCGCTGAATTCCGCAGGGGAGATACCTTGGCGTACGGAATTCAAGAGAAGCGTGCTACAATTACCGCGGGGGAACCAGAAATAACCATTAATGGCCACTCTGGTAAGGCTCCAACCCCAATGAGAATTCTTCTCGTTGGTCCGATTGAACACCCAATCGTGACCCTCACTAATCTTTGGGATCAGTCGGAACCTGTTGTTGTTGAGCTTGATTATGACGTGGACGAGGGCGAAGTTGTTGAAATCTCCGGTTATCCGTGGAGTCGCAGAGTCGTCTCTAGTACGGGAGAAGCATTGCCGCGCTACCTTATTGGCGATTCTCCGTATCTCGATAAGCTCTATTTTAATTTTAACGCTGTTGTTCACATCGATGTAGTTGCTTCACATGCCGACGAAAACACCAGAGTTCATGTGCTTTTTCGAGATGCTTACCGGGTGATCTAGTGATTACAGACAGACTGCGAATTACTGTTCTCGAAGCGAATACTGGCGAAATCCTGACTCGCGATTTGGTGGTTAAAGAACCGACTGTAATCGTGAATCTTTCTGCCCCAAGCCACATTTCGTTCAATATCGATCAAGGACAACGGTTCGCGTCTGCTGCTGGAATCGACTGGAAATCGTGGGGACAGGTTATCGTTCCTGAACTTGAAACCGATCAGTACGGTCGCATTTGCCTTGGCGCGCAAATCATTTCTGATGGCGGGGTTCGTATCGATCCCGAGTCGGGCGATCTCGTAATCGACGCAGTAGGATTCATGGGATACCCGAAAGGAATCCCGTGGCTAGAAAATTTTAATCCTATCGCAGTAGATCCCGCAGAAGTTATTCAAAGGGTATGGGCGCATCTGCAAAGTTTTCCGCATTGCGATATGGGTGTTCAGGTTTTGCCGTCTTCAACCGGAACGCAGATGCTTCCCGGTCACGGGTTCGATGGAAGCATTTTGAGTTTTGACTTTTTCGCTCTCTTCATCCGTGCAGCTGACTTCAACGATTGTGGCGACACGATTACCGGTCTGGCACGAGATTTGCCGCTGGATATGTTCGAGGAAGTTTCATGGAACGAAGATCGAACTGAATTAAAAAAGGTTTTGCGACTGGCATATCCTCTCGGAGGTGTCCAGCAGGATTATCTTGCTTTTCGTCTCGGCGAAAATGTTATTAACTGCGAACTTGCAGAAGAGCTAGAAATTGAGCCTGTTTCTGATGTGATCATTCGAGGCTGGCTTCCCGGCAAGGTCTATACCTCTCAGCTCACCAACGCAGACCCCTCCCGGTTCAGGCGCGTGGTGCTAGAAGAGGACGCCAGCATATCGTCAACAGAGCGGGCGGCTGCCTGGGCCAAGCGGAAGCTGACAAGGCGTAACATTCCGAAGTCTTTTTCAAAAATTCAGATTGATCCAAATCATCCTCACGCTCCCTTCGGCTCTTTCTGGGTTGGAGACTCGATTTTTATTGAAGCCCCGAATTATCCGTGGGTCGGAGATATTCAACAGTGGCATCGGATCGTCTCAATTACCTACAAAGAGGGCGAACCGTTTATGGAATTGGGAGTGAAGGTTGAAGGTGCTTTCAATTACGACCCAATCGAATACAACCCCGACTGGGAAGAAGAGCCTACAGAAGACCCGAATCTTCTCTCGAACGGCTATTTCTCTAAGTCTCTTCGTGGCTGGTATGCACGTAAGGGCCAATGGTTCCGCGTTGCTCAAGACGGTTACACTTCTCCCGGTTGTGTGCGCGTTGATTGCGACGATTTCGGTGAACGCCTGGAATCAGAGAAAGTCGTTGCTATTCCTGGCGAAACTCTTGATTGTCAAGTCAGAGTTCGGTACCAAGAAATTGAGACTAGCGGAAGTCCTAACGGAACTTTTGCAATCTCTGCCATTCCTTACGCCAACGGTGGAGCAGTCGGACCCGCCACGGTTATCGATAGCATCGACGTTGACGGAACCGGAGGATACACTCTTCTAAGAGGGGACTACGAAGTTCCAGAAGAGGCCAACGAAATTACGCTGAATCTAGTTGTTGCAAACAACGTTTCAGGGGGAATTTCATTTTGGGATGATGCGAGGATTCTTAGATGAGCGCACCAATGGGACAAATCGGTGGGTACCGTTATGAATCTCCGGAAGCTCGTCGCCTTGGTAACATCAATCCTCAGAGTTACGATTATCGGGACCAGACGAAAACAGTTGCGAAACTGGTCAACGATGTTTCGTATATGGCTGGTATGCAACGGAAGATGCAAAAAGGCATCGACGAGGCAAACCAGAACTTCATCCAAGAAATCCAGGCGTTCATCAATGACATTCTCGTCCTTCTAGGCGGTGGCGGGGATACCGGCCTTGACTTCGGTGATCTGAAATACATTCTTCAGGCTATCGGCGCACTCTTTGGTTTTGAGCCGGGTGTTCCGTTGCCGCTGAATCTTTTTCAAGCTGCGTGGCACTTCTTCTCGAATTACATTCTCCCCGTTGGTAATTTCGAAGAAGCCATAAACATGATCATCGATGGGGCAATCGCCACCATCCTTGACATCTTCGGTGAAGTTCCGATTGTCGGCCAGGCTCTTCAGCAGCTTGCACAGATTATTTCGGCTATTCGCGATTCCCTTCTTCCGCTGATTGACGCTTTTGAGGCGCTGTTGGAAGCCTTGAGTATCGATTGGGAAGACGTTGAGAACGCGATCCTCGCTTTGTTTGGGCCGCTGCGTCCCATCTTTGACTTTTTGATTGCAGCTCTCGATGATGTTAATTTGCCTAATTTCGTGCCGGTTTTCAACGCAATTGCGAACTGGAATCAGGGAATCATTACCGCGCTGACGACAATCATTACAGCGTTCGGAACTTTTATCGAAATCATCACCGGTGGAGATTGGGATGACCTTGGGTCGATCCTCGAAGACCTGGCAGGGATTTTCACCCTCACTGGTATTGGCAGCGGTGTCAATCCGGTTCAATGGGCAATTAATCTCATCACCGAATTGCTCGCTCCCACAGGGCTTCTCGGTGGAGCCAACTGGGAAGAACTGTACGAGTTTTTGACCGGTGCAGCGGGTGGATTGGAAGATCTCGCAAACTTTCTGCTTTCAGGAATCTTTGGACAGATTAACCCTGGTCGTCTGTCGTCAATTCCTCTTGGTGCAATCGCTAACTTCAGTCCGAATATGCTTGATACCCCAAGCTTTTCGACTGCTGTCTCAATGCCCTCCGGTGGTAACCCCGAACACGATGCAACAGACGGGCATTCATCAAACGGTTGCGCAAAGTTCACTGCCGATGGTGAAGAGCATTCTATCGTTTCGAACTGGATCAATGTTCAACAGGGCCAAAAGATTAAGATGTCGGCCTGGGTTAAGTGGGAGAACCTGACAGTTTCTTCTGCTAGTCAAGCGCCTATTCGACTGGTTTTGCGCTCTTACAACGGTAGCACTTTGGTCAACGCCGCTAACGTCACGAGCATTACCAATCCATCTGGGAATTCGTCTAATTCGGGGCAAAACAACTTCGTCAAGCTCGCCGAGTATGAGTACACAGTCCCCTCGAATGTCACGCGTATCTTGATTCAGCCGACCGTGACTGCGGTTGCCACGGGTGGAACTGTGAAGTTCGATGACGGCAACGTGTACGTATCTGGCTTGCTACCAATGGAATTCATCGGCGGTCTTGTCGAGAACCTGCTCGAAAAGCTCAATGTCGATGAATGGGACGATTGGCTGGCGACCGCCTTTTCTCCGCTGAACAGTATCCTCAATCAGATCATTGATATTCTACGAGGGATTCCTACAACTCCGATTAACTCTGCGGTTCAGGGTGTTAAGGACTGGTGGCAGGACACCGTAAATGGAATTACGGGTGCTATCAATAATATTCAGAACACCTGGAATAAAATCGTCGGTGGCTACTACCGAACGACCGTCACCGATCAAACTGAGGCTGACGTCGAAGAAGTCATGATGACTGTCGGCCAAGAAATTTTGGTCGCACAGGAATCCACAATTACGCTTGCCAATCAGGCCAATGCGCCAAAGAATGTGGCGTACTGGGAAACTCCGAATCCGTTTGAGGACGTGTCTTTTCCGCGGTCGGAGCTTGTGCCGGTGCCTACGTATGCAGTATCGGGGACCACGGCCCGCGCGAACCTCGGCACCCTGCCCGCGAACTGGACCGCGAGCGTCGCTGATGACGTTGAGGTCCACACGCACAACATCAACGGTCTGACGGTGACGACAACGTGGAATCGTCCTCTCTACACGATCCCGGATGGAACGCTGGCGCTGTCGGCGGTGCGGATCAAACAAGATCGACTCGTTAACATTGCTCGGTTTATCGCTGGCGGTGGAACCCCGCCATCGACCGCGTTGTACGTCGGCCTGTACACCATTGACCCTGAGACCGGAAATATGGCTCTAGTCCACAACTTTGGGGACATAAAGGGCGAAATTTCTACTGGCTCAGGAATTTACGAAACCCCGTGTGAGCTTCCCGCAGATGTCCTAGTTGACGCTGGGGCGCTATTCGCCGTTGGCATTCTGCCGGTCGGCGGCTCGTTCTCGGTGGCCGCGATCCGGCGTCAGCCGATCACGACATCGGCGTTGATTTACCCGCAGGCCGCAACAGAACTGCTGACCGGGCAGTCTTCGCTACCGTCGACAATTTCTGAATCGGCACTGAATCATACTTCGACTCACCGTATCTGGGTGAGCGTCGGTCAGGCCGTGGAATCGACACCGGAAGATAATAGCCCGGTGACACTGAGTATGACCTTTGACGTGGCGAACACGAGCAACTGGTCGTCGCCATCATTCCAGCAATTCGGTACTTCTGGTAGCCGATTCGGAATCGATGGTGGAGCAATTTACTGTGCTTCTGATCTTCTCGCCCTTGGGGAAGAGGTTCACTGGCGTTCTGCTCTGTGTCTGACTCCGGTTCATACAAACGATCATTCGGCGTCAATTGTTTTGGATACGCAGTTCAACGCGAATACTTACGGATACACGACAACTCGTGCTTACGTACGATGCAACAGCGGCGGAACCTCGGGCGTTGCAATGCATCTGGACTCAAACTCGGCGGGCAACCTGCGTATCAGGATCGCCAACATCTCTAACATGACCTCTTTGGGAACTGTTAGAGCCACCGCAACAACAACTTTTAGTCCCGGCGATGAAATTGAAATCAGAGCAATCGGGTCGCTGTACAAGGTTTACAAGAACGGCGTGGCGGTACCCGGTGCGGAGTGGGACGACACCGCTGAAATCGTTCCTATCGGCAAGGCGTGGCGTCGGCACGGCTACGGCCTGGGCAACCGCAACGTCTCCGCGTTCACGACGTACCGCACTGCTTACATTGATCGTTATCGAGCAATGGATTTGGTGCCCTAATGCCGTTCTACACAAATCCGGTAGTCGATCCAGGCACCTGGCGGGGATGGTTCAACGACCTTCCCCCGACTCCGGTTTTGGAAAAGCAAGGTTGGTTTAATTTTTACGAACGAATTATTGCTGATAATGGAGTCGGAGCAGATTCTACCGACCCAATGAAGATTGCTCAGTTTCTTCAAGACACCGGAATTGGCGTTGACCTTGCTTCACTGAAGGCTAAAGAGAATGTTTCCGATTCTGGTGGGGGAGAAGATCTTTCGAAGGTTGTCATATATGCACCGGATCAGGGCGTCGGTTCTGACCATTCAAGCATTGTTCTTCCTGTTCCTGGGATTGGGGTTGGACAAGATAGTCTCAGCGTTGACAGTTTGATTTTGTCTGCCTATGAATCAGGTCTTGGCAGTGACGTAATTAATTTTATCAAGCCGATTATTTCGGTTTCTGATTCCGGTGTGGGACAAGATGTCGGCACGGGAATCTTTACTCCGCAAGCTGGCGTTACCACTACGATTACTGCAACTGGAAGCACGACATACACAATTCCTGTGTGGTGTCGATATATTGATATTATTTTGCTTGGTGCTGGTGGTGGTGGTCGTGGCCTTGGTCTCATTGGTGCCTGGGGCAACGGCGGGGAAGCTGGAAAATGGTATGTCGTAACTCTTGAACGCGGTGTAGATATTCCGTGGACACTGATTAGCTTTACAGTTAATGTCGGAACCGGCGGAAGCGGTGGTTCGCAATCTGGTAGTTCTCCCGGTTCAGCCGGAAATCCAACGACAGCAGTTATTTCGGGAGTAGGAACTTTAACGGGAGCTGGTGGAGCTGGTGGTACAGGAACCTTAGATTATCCAGGAAAAGCAGTTTCTCCCTCAAGTCAAACTGTCGCCGGACAAACATATACAGGTGGTGGGAGTCAAAGTTCTGCTGCACAGCAAGGAATTCCGCCCGGTGGTGGTGGAGCAGGATCTATTGTTACATTTGTCAGCGGTGGCCCCGGTGCTCGTGGACAAGCTTGGATCAGAGCACGACAATCATAGGAGATAGAAATGGCATCGGTTTACACAGACGCTCATCGCAACGCTTGTGCGAATGCGATTACTGCACTTGGTAATCGAATTGGTTTGTATGTAGGTTCAACTCGTGTCGGCACGGTTTATGCCGATACAACTTGGGGTTCTGCTGCAAAAGTTAACGAGGGCGGAACCGACAAGGCCGTTGCGACCGGCAGCACTGTAACAATTACTGTGCCTGGTGGAACCGTGTCAAACGGTACAGTGATTACCCACTACGGAATTCACAATGGATCGACCCTGCTTCGGCGAGAGGCACTTCCGTTGTCGCTCACTGTAAATGATGGGTCGCAGTCATTTTCGGTCGATGTTACGCCAGTGTTCAAATACTACGGTTTGTAACGGTACAACGACACTCCCGGCCTAACCTCCCCCTGTCCTAGCCTACCTGGGGGTATGCTGTAGGCAACCGGGCGGAGGTTTGCTGACCATGAACAAATTCTTAGCGTTCGTCGCAGAAGAGTTGTGGAAACATTTGCAACCCTGGCTGGAAGCAAAATGGAACGAAGTTAAACCAAAGATTTTCGAGTTCATCAAAGAGCAGTTCAAAGAATGGATGCCGAAAATCATGCAGACGGTTGTCGTTACCCTTTCTGAATCCGCTGGGCAGCTTGTCGTAAATAGCGCCGACAAAATTACCGATGTGATTCCAGGTCAGGTTGACGACGTTATCGTTGATCGACTTGTGAATCGTGCTCGAAATGCACTAAAACAGTTTGGAATTGAGTTCTGATGCCTTTCGCACCTAACGCCTATACGCCCGACACCATCATGATCGGTATTATTCGTGCGTGTAAGCAACTTGGCGTGGACGATCTTGCAACAGTTTGTGCCATCGCATGTTCGGCAGTTGAGTCGAACCACAAGATGTATGCGAACGAAGCTGACCCTGATACTTTGAACTATCCGTATCAGGCTCTTTCGAAAGATAAGAATTCCGCTGGTATCTATCAACAGCGTGCTCCTTGGTGGGACGATCCCGACACCGATGACAACGGCGGTTCGTCTGACAGGATGGATATTTTTCGATCAACGAAAATGTTCATCAATTCACTTCTGAAGCAAAAGAATCCGACTTACCGTGAAAATCCTGGCGTTGCGATTGCCAACGTTCAACAGCCTGCACTTCAATATCGCGGTCGATATGCAGAGCGGATGGACGAGTCCTGGGCAAATTTCAATCGGCTCAAGGGCGCTGCAATGGCCCCGCCGACAGGGACGACCCCAACCCCGGCTCCTGAAGTTAACGCTCCGCCAAAGCCCGAATTCCGTGAATTGGATTACATGACCGGTGGCGGGCGTACAACTCGAACTCGTCCGATCATTAACTTTTTCCTTCACACCGAAGAGGGAAATGCGTCGGCAGAGGCTTTGGCGATCTACTGTAACGGTAAAAACGGTGTTTCTTATCATTACACTCTTCGGGACCGAATTCTTTGCGATGTGGTCGATACGGACTATGCTTCTTGGTCTGTACTGGACGCCAACGTATTTTCGATTAACCTCTGCTTTGCGGGTTCTCGTGCGTCAATGACCCGCGAGCAGTGGTTGCAGCGAGAAGACGATATCAAGATTGCAGCATGGATCGCGGTTCAGGATTGTCGCAAGTATGGACAATCGATGAGTACGTTCGTGATTAAGCCTCCCTATTCTTTCAAGGGACCGGGAATCTCAGATCACAAGTACGTGACTCAGGCTTTGAAAATCGGGACGCATACTGATGTGGGTCCGAATTTTCCATGGGATGTTTTTGAAAAGTATGTCCTACTCTACAATGGAAACACCAATTCGGGAGACGAAATGACCAAAGAGGAACACGACAAGCTTTTCCAGTTGTGGGGCGTTTTTATGAACAACACTTGGTCAAGTTCGCCGTATGCGCCTCCTTCTGAGGGAAATCGATGGCCGACGAAAGAAATGATTCGGCACACCGATGGTTTCTCTCACGCTCAAATCGTGGATCACAACGCGATCATTCTCGGCATTCCAGAAGATGTGAAGCTTGTTTACCAAGCCATGAGCTACGACGACGAATACAAAGCCGACCGTGCTCGTCGTGTTTGGAAACGAATCCCCGATCAATACAAAGAAGAAGCCGGTCTTCCCACAGGTGCGGTGACCTAAAATGAAGGGTCCTGACGGCAGCTACATCGGCATCGGACTCGGAGATGTTTCTTCCGAAGTTCTAAAAATCAAGCAGTTCATTAATCGTAAGTTTTCTCGATTCAAGCTGCTTGAAACTGAGATTTATGATGCTGCGATGGAGGCTGCCGTCAGGGAACTTCAAACGATTTACAAGAACAACGGAACTCTTACTGATCCGTTTATCCCTGGCGTGGTAAACCTTGCAACGAAGTACGCAATCGGATATCTGAAGAAAGACGTCATTCTTCCGATTCACTTCAGCGTTGAAGGCCACATGTCAGATATGTGGATTGGCCCTGCTGCCTATGTGGGTGAAGTGCTGCGCGCTGAGAACAGGGCACTTCATTTCCCGACAGGGTATGACAATCGCGCTCTGCCGTTCAATAACAAAAGTGGCGTTGAACAACTCGTGCAACGTGTTGGGGCCGCAGAGTTCTTCATTGATGGGAAAGTTATTAAATTCCCGCCAGGCACACCGTGGACCGCATCTGCTTTTTCACAGGGCGCGATGATCTGGTGTGATTTCTATCGTCAATATTTAATGCCAGGGAAACCTTTGCACTGGCGTCTCAAAGATTTGCGAGCTGTGATTTGTTGTGGAAATCCAGATCGCGAAAAGGGAGTTTGTGTTGATTGGATTCCGGACAAGCCTGGTCCCGACCGTCAAGGGATTATGGACGACGAGAATCGTATGGTTAACACCCCTTGGTACTGGCTTGAATTGGCACGAAAAGGGGACATGTATACCGACAACGAATCTTCCGGCGAACGCGGTTTGAACAAAACTGCGATTGCGAAAATCATCACGCAGAACAAGTGGAGCGGTGGTCCTGCTGGACTTCTCGCACGGGTGACTGATCTTTTGGTGAATCCGATTGATGATGTTATTCCGATTACGCTTGCTTTGTACGATGCAATCAGGTTCGGTGCCGGTGGCATCCGAGCGCATGGCGGGTATGACATGGAGCCTGCTGTTCAATTTTGTAGGGAAAGGCTGGCTGCATAATGGTGCTTGGTTACCCAGGTTACGAACCGGAAGAGCCAAAGAAAACCGATCCCGAACACAGCATCTTGGAGGAACCAACAGTGGAAATCGTTCAGAAGATCGAGTCCAAAATCGGTGTTCCGTGGAAATCGATCCTTGCTTTCTTCGGAGTTTTTCTCGGCCAAATTTGGGCGCGAGCAACCGTAAATGACATCCCCGTTATCCCCGATACGCTCAGCGGTTGGAGCGCGCTTATCGGTGGAAGCTTCATTGGGGCGATTGGCGTTTACCTGAAGGGCAACGTTTACACCACTCAACAAGTCGAGCAGAAAGCAGAGCTAGCAGCGAAAAAGGGTGTCTAGATGATTGAATATCTAGATGCCTGGTGGGAGAAGAATTCCTCGCAGAGACGATACGACAGAGGCCCAATGTATTTTTGGGTTATGTTCGCGTCACTACTAACTGCAATTTCGATGGTCTTAACAGGCCCTATTCCTAATGGTTCGATTTCTGAACTGAATGAGTCGGAACAAATTATCTTAGGGTGGACTCTTTTGGTTGGTGCGACGATATCTACGTTCGCTTCACTAACTGGCTCGCGCTTTTTGTTTCCGCATTGGACCCGCGTTAAAAGCTACAGCGTGGGACTAATTGGTGTCCCGCTCGTAAGCTCTTCATTCTCTTTTTATGCATATGCACTATACATCAACACAGCCAACATCACTTCTGGTCTCTCAGGTACCCTTGTCCCTTGTCTTGCTCTGGGGTCGGCGATAAATGGGGTTTATTTCTTTCTCGAAATTCGCCGCATTCAGAGGAATGTGAAATTTCTGAAAGAGACAGACCCATATGTTTGACAAGATTCAACTGATTGCCACACTCCTATTCGGCGGTGGCGGGTTGCTTGCTGGTCTCATTGCAATTTTTATGGTGCGTGCGAACAAAGGAAAAGTTGTCGCCGACACCAAAGAAACTGAGATGAGAGCTATTCAACTTTCGGATTCGATAGATGCCGAAAGAGAAAAGCGATGGCAAGCAAAAGTTGATAACGTTAAACAACAGTGGGAAGAAGACGTTGACGAACTTCGTGAAGAAATCGGTTGGCTAAAACTTTTGATTGAAAACCATGTCCCTTGGGACTGGGAGATGCAGCGTAAAATGACGATGGCAGGGATTGAACATCCCAAGCCACCTACGCTAAACTACATCAAAGGCCGAACTCCGAAAGAGGCATAATGCACCCTCGTACCCGTGTCCCCCAGTCAACGGAACTACGCTCCCCCTCCGGCGAATTGATTGGCGATGAACGACAAAAAATCTATATCGCTGCGCTGGAAAAGCAAATTGTAAGATTGTCAATTAGAGACGTGCAGTTCCGTAGCGCTCTTGAGGCCGCGACCGGACGCCCGTATGACTCATTCGATCCTCGTGGTATGAGCTACGAGGATATTTGTGAAGTCATCGCAAGCGACCTCGCCCGTGGTCTGAATTTGTCAATACAAGAAGCACGATCGCTCGTGCAGGAAAACTCCCAAACGGCAAATCCATCGTAGATGGAAAACCCAATTTAGGGCTGCGCGCACATATAGTTTGTAGAGCTAGCTCACAAACCGATTCCTTCGTGATCCCGTTCGTCGCAGGAGGAATCACGCAGTAATGCGCTTAAGCATTATGCGCGAGCATACGCAGGGCTGCTTTAAAACCATCTGACATTAGTCTTGACAAAAGTCTTGATCTTTTATGTCCGGCTCTTATCGTCCTCTTAAGTTACTGGTCGGTAACCCCGTCTGACCTGGGGTTTTGTGCCGTTTTGGCTGGTGGGAGGTGGTTTCCGGCGAAAAACCGGTCCTGACCTGGGGTTTTGCGGCGAATTTGTCGGACGGTGTAGTGTTCTCGGCGTCGATCAGCAACCGGCTGGTCGTGGTCAGATCAAGACAGTCACGAGAGGCGAGAACTATGTCGCAAAACCTGCTTAATTCGCTGAGCGAAGCTCAGATTCAGCGACTGCTTGCAGTCGCCGGAATCGAAACCGCCGAAGGCGGTTCGGCGAAGCCGGAATCCGAACCGGCGAAGCCGGTTTCGGATCGGACCCGGTTCATGGTGATTCGCGCGATTAACGCGAGCAGCGTCCCTGACGACGAAGTCGTCACCGTTTCGGCGGAAAGCGACGAAGTCGCTTACTGGGGCGACGGCACCCCGGTCACCTTCGGTGACTTGCGATTCGCCGTCGAAGACGGCGCAACGCGAAAGGACGGCACGAAGTGCCGCGACTACCCGAACACGGCGCTGCTTACGCAGGACGCTGCTTACGCAGCGTTGCAGATCGCCAATCGCTATCCGCCGAAGGCGGCGGAAAAGCGTCAGGGTCGGCCGAAGGCCGCTGCGAAAAACGCGAGTGATTCGGCGAAGCCGAATGACGACCGGCTCGCTCGGCTCGAAGCGCTCGTGCAGCAACTGGCCGAAGGCCAGTTCCGCGAGTCGCAGCAACCGGCGAAGCCGGTTCCGGCCAAGGGTCACGTGAAGGCCCCGCAGCGCCGCAACGAAGTTGCGGAAATCGCCAGCGAGCTGGCGATCGACATCGCCGAAGGCGATGTTGTGCGAATCGATGGCCAGCTGTGGCAGGTCACCGTGCGGGCCAATGGCACGCCCGGTTTCCGCAAGACCATCGTTTAGCCCGAAGGGCTAAATTCCGCCGAAGGCGGGCACCGAATCCCGGTGCCCGCTTTTGGCGTTTTTTCGCGCGCGTTTTCACGCGCGTTGCGCATACGTGCGCGTTTTTATTTGGGCCACCCTTTAGGGTTGACAATTCCCAATTGTCGGCGCGCATACGTGCGCGTATTTATGGCGCAACTCAGAATGAGTTGCGCCCTTTGTTGTCCGCACACACGAAAGGAAATTTTGGACAATGAGCATTGGAGAGATCTACTTCGGATTGCAGGAAACGATGCCGCTGCCCAGCACAGAAGTTCCGACTTGCGATTTCTGCGGGCTGGATGGCGAAATGGTCTTCGTCTACAGCGGAGTCGATGCCGTCGGGCCGTTCGGTGGCGGGTTCTCAAATCTCTGCCAGTTCTGCGATGAAATCAATTCGCTGCTCTGGGACTTGTCGGAGATTAAAACGCGCAGAGGCGCTTTTCGGGTTGGTACGATCCCGATTGAAGGAGATGGCGAAACGGAGTACTTGAACTTCGCCACTTTCCGTGAGGCTGACGAATTCGTTCGCACTCGTCAGCACAATTACATTCCCGCGTGGCACGTTGATCGCGCTGGAAATGAGATTCGATGATGAAGAGCTTGCTTTTCTTTCGAGCGGCTGTCGCTTGGATCATCGGATTCTTTTTGTTCTGCTGCCTGCTTGCAATGTTTGGCAGCATGGCATTCGTTATTTCTTCGGCCTACTGGATCAAGAATGGCTGACGGCAATCAAGGGAGTCTTTTCATGGCCTTGTTCGAAAAGGATGATCGCGTTAAAGCTCATCCCGCCACAGACGTTTTTATGGCTGGCGACGTATATGGCACGGTCGTCAAAATTGGGCACAAGTACATTCACGTGCTCATGGATCGCTCTGGCAAAGTGCGACGTTTCGCGCCAGAGAATTTAATCGGTCTCGACAAGAAAGAAGGTTCTGATGCCTGAGCCACAAGAAATCACCAAGCCTCGTGGCGGGCTTATCACGCAGACGAACAAAGCATTGATGGTCGCGTACATCAACAATCAGGGTCGCTACGATTTGGACGTACGCAAGTCGTTCGTCTATTACAACAGCGATGGCGATTTTGTATTCGCGCTGTCGAATAAGTTGGATGGGCCACGCGCCCAAGAGGTTTTTGACAAGCTGGATATTAAGTTTTGGTCGAAGGGAATCAAGTGAAAATCAAAATTTATCTGAATGACGGCGAAGATCATTTCTTCGGCTTCCACAACAAGTTTGCAAATCGTCCGGAATTGACGATGGTGCATTCCTTGGAGACCACCGATGATTTTGACGGTGTGCTCACTGAAGAAAAAATCTTCGAGATTCTGGCGTGGGTCTTCTACGAGTTCAACATTGGCGAAAGCCAACACGCGAAGGCATACCGTGCTAAACTGTTGCGGTCGCTGAGCGTGGGTGATGTGGTCGTGGTCGGCGAAACCGCGTGGGCTTGTGAGTCTATCGGATGGAAGCGACTTACAACAGACGAATTGCAAGCGGCAATTATCTGGGACGACGAAATGGAGTCTGTTCGATGATCGGAACTCTTAAGAGTTGGTTGTCAACGATGTTGTGGGGAGTCGCGTTCGGCTCCCCCTTAATCATGGTTATTACGATTGTGGGGTTGTTCGATGTTCCTTGAGACTGTCAATGAAGAGACTGGCGAAATCGTCAAAGAGGGCGATGCCGTCAGAGATTTCCGTGGCGAGGTCTACACATTTGTGCAGGCAACTCGTCCACGGATTCCCGGGAAAACTGGAAAGGTGGTGGTGAGAGCGTGCGACGCGGTACAATTCGCGTACGGAACGCAATGGAATCGCAATGACGAGAATCCGACAAGAGAATACTATGACAAAGTTTTCGGCCTCTCAGTCAGAGAGGTCGATGATGGGGAGCCAATGCCGGAATCAATTCCGGCTCCAGGTGCCGAACCATTTACGCGCCTCACTTAGGGAGAAAAATGAGTGACCAGAAACGAACCTTTGAGTTCGTCTTCAACCGTGAGTCCAACCAGAAGTTTCAGGAGAAGTTCACGGTTGAAGTCTGGTTAGAAGGCCGCGATTATGAAGTGACGACAGAAGCGTATCATCCGCGATACGCCTATAAGATCACTGCTCATGATCGCGGCTGGGAATATGTGGACAATGACATTCGCGGTGGTGCGAATGAAATACCAGATGTTGCCGCTGGCGCAAAATCATTGTTCGCGTTTCTGCTCGCGTGTCAAGAGGGCTTGCCCGAAGACGCAGATGGCGAGAGTGAAAATGCAGACCTATTCCCGCCACACGTTCGAGAGTTCGCGTATGATCTTCTCGAAGAGATCGTTCCTGCCTACGCCCAGCTACAGAAAGAAATTGGAGAATAACAATGCCCGGTCCCATGAGTGCTCCCAACGGAAACGCGATGCTCACTTACAAGCCGCGTGATCCACATACCAATGTTCGTACGGGAAAGACCGATCTGAAGCGTGGAAAGATTCGTAGTGCCAAGTCGGTCACCGAGGAAAATCGAATGAAGAAGAAGTTGAGTCGTGCCCGTAGGGAACAGCTCGAAGCCGACTGATTTTTCCATAGGTCACCTATGCAGAAAACCACAACCAGAAAGAGAAAATCAATGAGCGAAAACTTCTGCCCCACCTGCAATGCTTCTGGCGACGATCCTTGCATCACCGCCAGCGGCAAACCGGCGAAAAAGATGCACGCCACCCGAAAGATCGGTCTGGCTGCCGAAACGATTCGTGAGACGGCGAAAGAACGGTTCGACCGAATTCGTGATTTCGGTCGTGCTGAGCGCAAAGCGAAGCGTGAACGCAAAGAGAAGCTGATCGAAAAGTACGGCGGCGATGTTTTCATGGCCGAACGTATGGACCCTGAGAAGCCCAGGCCGGTTCACAATCGCGCTTCTCGTCGTGCGATGGGCTTCTACAAGACGGCTCACCGAGGCGCGATGAAGCGCAAGCGTCTGATCAGGGCAAACGCAGAGGCACGAGCGTTCGTTACACCAAAAGTGAGCGATGACCAGGCTTTTGTCAGTGCCCCCGAGTAAGGTCTAGGACACCCTTGAAGGCGGCCACCCCTTAACATAGGGGTGGCCGTCTTCACTTTTTGAACAGGAGAAAATCATGAACTGCAATCCCGGTCACGAACTGCTGACACTAAAGAGCGTCTGGCTGAAAGATTCACAAGTTCGAGTTCGCGTTCGAAAGATTGGAGAGAGCAAAAAGATTGCTGTGGACATGCAGGTTCTCACACCTGAAAGCTCAGAGATTCCGAGTTCAAGCGAGCTGAAAAGAATCGCTTGCGATACCGCCGTACTCTGCGGAGCAGCGTCTCGCGATTACTCCAAGCTCTACGATTACCAGACGGATAGGAAAACTGAACGTCTGGACGGGTCAAAAGTTTTGACCCACATTCACGAATTGTCCCTCGCATTTCACGGAGTGTAAAAATGGCAGGCTGGTACATCGTAGGTTACACGTTTCAAGCAGAAATTCTGTGTGGCACCTGCGCCGTTCAGAAGTTTCTGACAGTCGAAATTGACCCCGGCTCCACAGTGTCGCCCGATACGGTCGAGAGGTTTTTCGACATCCTCGCTCTGTGGCGGGGAATCGACCGTTACGAGGAAGAGTCTTTTGACTCTTCAGAGTTTCCAAAAGTCGTCTTGTCATGCACCGAGCATGACGAGAAATGCCATAACTGCAATGAGGAGTTGCGATGAAGTATTTCGTTCTGGAAGTCGGAGATGATGTTTCGATGGCCGATATTTCTGCCATCATGTATCTCGGAAAGCAACATCCAGAAGCGCCGGAATCAATTTCCAACACTTCGACATCAGTCTTTTCCGAGATTCCAGGGGACTACGTTCGCGCTGACGGAAAAGTTCGGCTGACATACCATCAGCGCGAAGCTCTATGGTTGTTGTGTGGACGGTACAATGTACCGTTTCGTGAAAGCGATTATCCGCTTTACGAAGGCAACGCGTTCGGCTCGAAACATATGGCAGAGGGCTGGATCGGTGGCCCGAATTACAACGGCCATAACAACATGGGGCAAACTATTTACGTTGGTGTGACCAAGGATGGAAGGGTGCATTCATGAGCGACTTCGGTGGAAGATTGATTGAAACGATTCGAGAGGTTGCAAAAGAGTCCCCGAATCGGGTAAACAAAGCTTGTCAGTACGTTGATTTTGACACCCACGAAGGGTGCATTGTCGGCGAAGCTTTGTTCCGCATGGGAATCATCAAGAAAGATCCCAATGATGACCGTTACCGGGAAGTTCCGGCTCACGATATCAACAACGGAAAGTTTTTAATTGTCGGTATCGAATTGATCGGCAAGGCGAACTGGGACGAAATGACCCAAGAAGAACTCAAATGGGTCGACGTCGTTCAGGAATACCAGGACAAGAAGATGCCCTGGGGTGATGCTGTCAAAAAGGCAGATCGCTACTGCTCGCTGTAAGTTTCACTCACTGGAAAGTTTCAGTAAACTTTCCTTGCATGGGCTAGTCCACATATGCTATGCTCATGTTGCTGTCCGAGAGTTCGGGATGGTCTCGAACTCTTACACACAGAAAGAAGAAAGAAAATGGGTTACCACACTCGCGGCTACTACAACACCAAGTGCTTCAAGGGCAACACCGACAAGACCGGTTTCGCCTGGTGGTACGATCAGTCGCTTGAAGACCCGAACAACCCTTCGCACTTCCCCGGCCCGATTCCGGTCGAACTCATGCGGCGAATCTTCGGATGGACAGCTCACGAATCGGTTGAGCTGGTCGCAAAGTTCATGATCGATGGCAAGGAGTACGAAGTTCCGGTTCCGGCTGATCAGTACAAGGCGCTTGGTCGCGGTGACTGGATCGTTGACGGAATTCCGGAAACGGAAGAAGTTGGCGCTTCGAAGATTCTCTCTGTTGTCTCCGGTGATTACGGAATGCAGCAGCTCAAAGAAATCTTCATCACCAACGTGGCCGATCTTCTGAACGGTGCTGACAACATCGTTTTGGAATCGTTTGGAGAATTGAAGTGGGGCCGTCGCGCATTCGCTTCAGTGTCTATCCCAGAGAATCTTCTCAACAACGATTCGGGGCTGGAATTCCGACCGATCATGACGATTGTGACATCGTTCGACCGTTCGATGGCAACCAAGTACGTGCGGACCTACGGAATTCCGGTGTGTGACAACACCGTGAATTACGAACTCGCTCGTGCCGGTGAAAAGGATGGGCACTTCGTTCTTCGTCACTCGAAGAATTCGGCAGCGCGACTGCCGGAGGCGAAGAAGCTTCTCGGGTTGCTTTCGGAGCAGGCAGAAGAGATGGACGCCTGGCTCACAGAGTTGACTCGCACCGAAGTCAGCGAACAGCAATTCCAGAAGTGGCTTGATGTGATGGTTCCGGTGCCGGAAATCAAGAAGACCGTCGTCACGGTCAAGTCGATTCAGGGCGAAGACACGCAGATCGAAAAGGTTTCCACCAATGCTCAGACAATCGCGCTTCGCAAGCGTGACAAGCTGATCGAGATGTGGGACCGTGACCCGCGAGTCAAGGACGTTCCCCCGTCGCGTGCGAAGATTTTCCAGCTTTGGAATACCTTCATGCAGTACGAAACGGGTGTGAAGGCCACCAAGGATTTGATGGGTGGCAAGGATGCTTCCGAACTGGACAGGAAGAATGCGAAGATTCGCGCTCGGATTGAAAAGAACATGGAAGCGACCATCAATTCCGAGAACAGCAGTTCTTTCCTGAAGGAAGACATTCGCGCCTTGGACGCCATCGCAAAGATTCAGGCCGACGAACTGGAGACAGTTTCGATTCCGCTGGGCGGTGGCACTGCGACGGCAACCAAGCCGAAGACGACTCGCTCGCGTAGCAAGTCGAGCAACAACTAAATAGTTCAAAGCGACGGGGCCATTTCCGAAACGGGGGTGGCCCCGTCGCCATCCAACAAACAGAAAGAAAATCATGAGTCGAAACATAAATTCGGATGAGGTCAAAGATTTCATCGAATGGCTCTATGACGAGCACGACATTTCTTTCATAAGGCCGGGGGAAGATCTTTCTGCGGAATACATCAAGGCCCTCTGGGATCAATTTTTGGACGGTGAATAGCCTATGGATTCGGTGATCGAGTCAATGCTCATCGGTGCCGTGGCGGGTTATGTGGTCGCCAAATTTGAAATATGGCGCTACGAACACGCTGAATTAGTTCATCGAATTCTTTGGGGAATTCAGTGAAACCAATTTTTGAGATAATCGGTCTCATAGCGATGGCCGCATGGCTCGCATTCTGCGTGTACTGGGGCGTCGTGCTTGAAAGAAACTATCCGGTCAACCAGAAAGAAGACAATGACAATGACAGTGAATATTGAGCAGCTTCGCAATGATGGCTATTGCGCAGTTGCGTACACCAAGGATGGCAAATTCTACGATGCCTGTGGCAACGTGGAAACAGTTCGGACAATGGCAAACGAAGGGTATCGAATTGTTGCCATTGCAAATGATGGCGTGGTGAACGTCGAAGAGATTCAGGCCATCGCAGATTACGAACTCGCAGCCGCCATTGACTGCTTTGGGGAGGATCACCGCAAATGAAAAAGCTCTGGAATTTCGTCCGTGAATTGGTAGCCTACAGAGGACCGAAGTGCCCTTCGTGTGGCGAGCCGATGTACGTGTGTTTGAACAAAAGCGCTCTGTGCCCGCCAATGACGCGGCCTGACGATTGGAAGGATTTGGGATGAAGCGAAGATTTCACACACGGATGTTACTGATTGCAATTGCAATCGGGGCAATGATTGCAGCGATTGGAATAATCATTTCCAGTCCGGCGAAAGCAACACCTTGGTCCTACGTAAGGGTCGAAGTGTTTTGGACAGGTACGCCTTGCATTTACGTAAGGGTGCCGGAAGGAGACTTGAGATACGCATGTGGTGGTGCATACACCTTTTGGAACGATGGTCCAGTCGGAAGTCTTCTCGGGGTAGATCCGATAATGGGCGCGGCATCGACGCTTTCATGTGTGCTGTATCTAAATGGCTTGATTGAGCTGACAGATTACGGTGTCGCAGGTGATGGCACAGACATCAATTGCATGGGGAACACGTACATGAAAAATCCATCAAGGATTGGTACCCGTGCCATCTGAGCGAAAAACAGAACTGGAACAAGCAATTGAGCGATTGGACGTAAAACTTTCACAGTTGGATCAGATTCCAAGGCCAACGAAAGCTCAAGTTAACTCGCTCATCATTCTGTGTCAAAAAGTAGTCGTAGAATTCTACAAAAAGAAAGGAAATCAGTGATGGCAAAGAAAAATAAGGCAAGCACATACGTTCGTTTGCTGGAAGAAGGGGACAAGTTTTACAGCAATGATTACGTTGATGTTTATCTTGTCAAGCGTGTTGAAGTCAACGATGAGACAGGGATGGTGAAAGTATTCGTCCAAGGCAGACACAGAGCGTTTGTCTTCGGAATGAATGATCGCGTCAATCTCTGCAACCACTGAAAAGGACAAGAATAAATGACTGCTCTGCATCTTCTGACCAAGTTTTGCGATGACCAAGTTTACATCGAACTCGCAAAGTATCATGATAACACCACAGCAATTCGTTTTGTGGACGTGAATACTTTCGAACCTGTGGCAATCGCAACGGTCTGTCTGTCCAAGTTCAAAGAAGTTCCCGCTGAAGGGAATGTTTTCATTAAGGACTGGTCTGAGAATGAAGGCATGTTGAAGTGCCTTCAGGACGCCGGAATTCTCGGTGAGCAGGTCCGTGAAGTGGCAACAGGTTTCGTCATGGTTCAAGAGTGCCCGCTGCTCTTGAGCCCCGATGATGACAGAATCTTAAAATAGTCAAGCAAAGGCGGTGGCCAGTGGGTAGTTTTGTTCCGTGTAGCCCGAAGCACAAAAGTTGCTCACCGGCACATGCTGCCCTTGTACGGGACTATCGGGTTGAACGCGAAAGACAGGAGGTTCTTAACGATAGAATTTTGAACAATCGAGAAGAAAAAAGAATATGGTTCGAAAATTTCAACAGACTGGTCACATTCCGTGACTGGCTACTCTGGCATAAGGAATGAAAGATGAAGAAATATTGGTCTCCCGCTCTCGCGTTTGCCGCTGGTGTTTTCGCTTTCGGTATGGCACTCGGAACTGCTTTTGCGCCTAACGCTGGTGCCGTTCCTCCTGGCCCGAATACTTGTGTTTCAGGCGGTGGCGGGTTCATCGGTGGTGGCAGCTTCCGAGATTGCGATTTGTGGCCGGACGGAAGTTTCTGGCATGAAGTCATTGGTTGGGGTCCATTCGCTCACGGTGGCAGCGCTGGTCGCGTGTGCGATTCTCCGCGGGGGAATCCGTTCCCTCCCGCAACTGACAGTGATCCGAACACAAAATGCCCTGGCTGGTAAATTTTTAAACCAGTAGTGGGAAAGTTTTGAGATTGGGAGTGGGCTGAATGTCCACTCCCAATCTCATAAACCCACATTGAATTCTTAGGGTCCATGTCAACACCCCTGTGGTAGTGTCAGTAAAGGCGTGAACTCATTTCCACATTAACACGGAGGTATTATGTCTACATCAGAGCCTATAGGCCCTGTCTATTTTTCGGAGCCTCGCGCAGTAAAGATTCGAGAACCTGAAAATTTGACGGCGATACATAGTGCTGTTCACGGCGAGCTGAATATTGTGACCGACTCTGTGCTGGAAACAAAATCAATCATAGAAAACTGGTCGCTTATCATGCAAGCAGTTTCAGAAAAGGTTGAGCTGATTCTTTCCGAGGCAACCCCAACGAGCACAAACACGCCTGAAGGCATGAAGACAGGAATGTAAATGGAAAGGCGCGTCGGTTTAGAAGCCGCCCCGGATGACGCACAACTTGAAGATTGGCTTGGTCAGAAAATTGACTCTGCCAACGAGGAAATGGAGGAAATACTTGGTGATTTCGTAGACATGGTGAAATTAAGTATGGATGACGGTGATCCGTGGTTGTGGAATTACGCTCGCCTACTTAACTTTCTTGCTACGTTGGATAACCCGAAGATGATTCGGGTGCTTTCTGCTGCCCTCTGGACAATTATGGAAGCGGAGGTTACATCGTGACAGTCCACAAATCAGAAGAAATGGCTGCTCATGCGGAAAAGTATGGCTGGCGGACAGCAGTCAGAACTGATCTGGAACATTACGAGGAAACCGGTAATGTCGAAGATATCAAGTGGATTCTTTTCGCTATTCGTGGCGAAGAGGATAAGCAAGAGATTCTGAAAGTTCGATGGTGGGGAGACTTGCAAGAGTCTGCCTTTTACAAGTACGGCGATTATTCGCTTAGGCCAGCGCGTAAAGCGCCGGTGCTGAAACTAATTGAGGGTCAACCAAACCCGAAGAAATTTCGAAAGGAGGAAAAGAAATCAAAGCCCGCCACGGTTGAGGACAAGCTCGCTGGTAAAAGCGTTCCCTGGGAAGGCGATGATTCGCCAGCATTCGATATTTTGTTGGGTGTAATCGGACACACTATTACTTGGATAGGTTCCGATGGGGAAGAACGCACCCAAAGTTGTCCCAAGGCTTCCAACCTTGGTAAGGCCCACTTCAAAGTCAAAACTACGAAAGCTGGGAAACGAGTTCTTGAGTGGGCGAACTCATTCGGTTTCCATGCGTGCTATGTCGATAGCATCATCGTAGTTGTGTAGAAAGGAAAAAGACGTGGCTGTTCCTGGCGACCTGCACTGGGAGAGAATTGAAGCAGGTCTTTACCGAACAATGTTTTGGGCAAACGGATACAAGTACGAAATCAGTAAAGACGATTATTACGCGAACACGTGGCGCGTGTACTACAAATGGCACAAAGATTCCACGAAGAAGTGGCGTCAACTGACCCGCTACGGCAGATCGTTTACGACTCTCAAGGAGGCAAAGCGCTACGCTGTGGCGCATAACATGCATCCTCGAATGAGATACAAGTTCTTCGGTCGTGCGACGAAGGACAATCCGAATATCAAGGGTTACGCGGGGGTTAAATATGTCCTGAGCCGATACGAGGGATACTTGATGTTCGGCGAAGTCGATAAAAAGGGACAACGTAAAAGTAATAGTCTGTATGGCTATGAATTTATTTCCCCAGAAAAGTATTGGCCGAAGAAGAAAGAGCGCATAAGTCTTTCTGGTCAGATGGAGCAGATTGCAAAGGCAGCAAAGGCAGTACAGGCAGCTACTGAAAGGATTCTGTAATGGCAAATAGGTGGCGCATTGGCTTGCGCGACAACGGAAAACGTGCATGGGTTGAATTCCCATACAGCGATGAGTACAAAAATCTTTTGAAAGAGCGCGTATCTGGCATTCGCTGGGACGCAAAAGCAAAACTTTGGCACGCTCCATTAGACATGGACACGCTCAAAGACATTCACTCCGTTGCAAAATACTTCGGAGAGAAGTTGATGGTTGAAGCAGAACTCGCTTCGTGGATCAAAAAGGAGAAAGACCGGTATGCGAATCTCATTAAGCCTGATGATTTCAATGCCGATACATCGCAATGGCTGCCCCGTTTGCGCTCGGAGCGGCCAGCACTGGTTGCCGCGATGGAGTCTCAGCCGCACCAAATACCAGGGACTGCGTTCATGGTCGGGCAACGTTCGGTTCTGTTGGCCGATGATCCCGGCGCTGGGAAAACCATCCAGACGCTAGCCGCTGTAGCCGAGAAGGACGTGCGTGGACCTATCCTTGTGGTGGCCCCACGGTCGGCTGTGAATGTGACATGGCCCGAGGAAATCGAAAAATGGCTCGGCAAAGACGAGGTATTTTTTCGAATCAACGGTGCTATGAAACCTGATGAGCGCAAAATCACCTTGCGTGCAATTTTGGAGCATTCAAAAGATCGGCCACATGATCGTTTGTGGGTTCTATGTGGACCGAATTACCTGCGTATCCGTGCCGATCTGGACGACTATGGCAATTACGAGCGTGACGCGAAGGGCAACAAAATCATTCGCACGGTGAATGAAGGTCTCGCTGATCTGTTTCGTATCAAGTGGGCGTGTGTAATTGTTGACGAGAGTCACCAAACTCTCGCTGGATCGACTGGAAACAAAAAGAAACAGTCGGCGCAACGTCAGGGTTTGGGTGCGTTAGAACTTCGTGACAACGCATTGCAAATTGCAATCAGTGGAACTCCATTTCGAGGCAAGACAGAAAACCTCTGGGGAACTCTGAACTGGCTTTACCCTGACAAGTACACGTCATACTGGAATTGGGTGCGCAGACACTATGGTGTGTACGCCACAGATTCACGCTACGGTTCCGGTATCGGAAAAGGTGAAGTTATCATTGACGAGAAACGTTTCTATGCGGAACTGAAACCGTTGATGATTCGTCGGACAAAAGCGGAAATTGCACCGTGGCTCCCTGCAAAGAAATACGGTGGCACTCACCTGAAAGTTGCGACTGGCGAGCGCAGTTATTCTGAAGTGCCCGCTGGGCTGCAAGGCAATGATCGGGACAAGTGGATGCTGGAAAACTTCGGTCCCGTTGCCGTGTGGTTGCCGATGAGTGAAAAACAATCGAAGCAGTACGACGAAATTACGGCGAGCGCGATGCTTTCGATTGACGAGATGGGCGAGACCATCAACGTCAACGGTGTGCTCGCAGAAATGACGCGTATGAAGCAGGTTGCCAATGCGTGTCTGGGCAGCAACCCGTCAGCTCGTGGCGGGGTCAGTCCGATTCTGCCAAGCAATAAGATCGAATGGATTGAGGACTTTCTCAATGATCGAATTGCAGCAGGAACGAAGACGATTGTAGCAAGTCAGTTCACCGGATTTATCGAACTGCTTTCCGATCATCTGAAGAAAAAGAAAATCAAGCATTACACGCTGACAGGAAAAACCAGTGACGCAGAACGAGCCTACATTAGAAAACATTTCCAAGATGAGGGGAATAACGAAGAGATGGTTATTCTTCTCAATACAAAAGCAGGCGGTGTATCGCTCACGCTTGACCTCGCAGACGACGTTGTTATTTGTGATCAGACTTGGATTCCCGACGACCAGCAACAGGTCGAAGACCGGGCGCACCGGGTGTCTCGTAATCACAATGTCACAATCTGGTATTTGGCTTCGCTGGGAACTTTGGACGAAGACATTGCACGCACGAACGCGGGCCGTGAAGATGCCGCTAGGTCTGTGCTTGACCAGCAACGCGGTGTCTCGTATGTCCGTGAGTTGATCTCGCTGACTAAGAAACGGCAAAGTGGAAAAATAATCGCATGATCGAAAATGATTCCTACGAAATGAGGTTTAAGGACGACGAGTTAGCGCTGGACTCTCGGCAGATTTTGTATTCTGATCGAGAATCTATACTAATTATTAACAAAACTCTGGCTGATGCAATTAATGAAAACAGTGTCGGCCATGAACTTTGGGTTGCGGATGGAACATTTTCGTTATATTTCAACAGAATCGTGCCAATATTTTCAGCACGTTGGAATGATCCAGGAGGTATTCATCACGGTAAAGTAGTAGAGTTCTCGTGGGTCGAACAAATTCACGAGCCAGAAAATAACAGGCGTGGTTTGAGCCTGAAAATAGAAGGGTACAAGAAATTCATCTGGGTTTTTCACTTGCATCCGCAACAACCGTGGTATGACAAGAGATTAAACCTTAGACTGGGGGTATGGCCGGACTAATAGAGAGATGAAAGAGATGATATGGCAGGACTGGCTACAGTTCGTAATGATCATAGCAATACTCGCTTGGGCACTGTGGCGTTCACATCAGATTCGCAAAAAGGAAAAAGAAGTCGATGAACGTTGGGAAAAGTTCATCAATGACAGGAAGGAGTTGTACAAAAGATTAGCTGACCCAGAATGTATCGCCGAGCAGATGGAAAGAGGGGCGAGTCTACGCGAGATGCGTGATGCAAACCGCACAACCCTCCCCCGCGAGGATGCAGGACCGCCAGCGGTGGTACACAGGCCACCGCTACGCGGAGTGAAACCTGGCACATGGCGACCTCGCAATCCTGGGAGCCCATCAAGTCAATGAAAACCGATCAGCGACGGTGCTCGTCATGCTTGTCATACGGGTACTGTTATTTTCCAGATCGGGACTTGCGCGGTTGTCTGAAAGCAAGTAAGGTAGAAAGTACAAACCGGACGACAGAAGTCCACAAAACAAACATTAGGAGATAGAAGTGACCGCAGTTGCAGACGACGTTCAGCTCATCGATGAGGACACCAAGGGTGCTGTGGCGGGGTCCGACAGCGATGATGATGACGACGAGGATTCCAAGTCGCGTGACTTCACCAAGTTCACGGCCAAGCACGAGCAGATCGCGGAGTTCATCAACTCGAACGAGGATTTCCGCAAGGCGTTCGGTGACGAGCTGACTGTTTCGCCTGGTCTGGTCAAGGCGGTTTTCGCTCTCCGTACTGACTTCAACAACACTCCTGAGCAGGTTGCGGCTCGTGAAGAGCGTCGCAAGCGTCGTGAAGAGGAAAAGAAGAAGTACGAGGGTCTGACCCCTGAGCAGATCAAGGCACAGAAGGCCGCAGATCGCGCCGAGAAACAGGCTGCCAGGCTGCAAGAGCGGCTGCAAGCCGCTCTCGCAAAGGCGCAGGCTCTTCGAGAGGGCAAGGACGCTTCGGGCGAGGATATCGCCGCTGCCGTTGCTGCCGCTGCTTCCGATCAGGGCGAAGTTTCTGAGGACAAGCCCGCTGCAAAGCGCAAGATCGGGCGTAGCCGGTAACCCACCGAAACAGGAGGCCGGGGGAGTTTTGAGGAAGACTTCCCCGGCCTTCTTTTCTCTTCACCTAAAACAATTGAAAACCGAGCGAACGGATATTCGTAAATGGCTCACACAGAGCGACACATGCACACGTGGTTGTGCGACATCCCCGATTGCAAAGAAAAATTGACCGCAGCAGAAGATCATCTGTACGCAGTCGAAAAAAGTTGGGGACAGTACGAAATCAAATCATTCGGTATGGCCAGTGATAGTGAGAACTATCTTGCCAAGACCGAAATTTATCTGTGCCCAGAGCACAACTCAGACTTGAGAGGATTTTTGTTCGATGACCGAAATTGAACTTCCGATTCTTCGCCAGTCCGAACGTGGGGATTTCAAAATGTGCCCCGCTAAGTGGAACTGGCGCTGGAATGAATGGTTGGTGCCCAAGATGCGCCGGTTTGACGCACGTTGGTTCGGCACCATGTGGCACCTGCTGTGGGCCACGGTGTACACCCCTCCCGAAGGGGCCGATGGTTTCACCAGAGCGATCACGAAACCTGAAGAGATACACCAACTTTGGGACGAGCTGGTAGGAAACATTTACACCACCGTATCTGGTGTTCCCCAGTGGTCTGAAGATGACGAGCTAGAATGGAATGACGCAAGAGCGTTGGGACACATCATGATTGATGGCCAGCTCAAGGAATGGAATCTTGATCCTCAGTGGGAAGTTCTTGGCCCTGAGCACCGATTCTCAGCGAACGTGCCGTACAACAAGTTTCAACTCGAAGCGCTGCGACCGGACGACCTCGCACACCTTCCCCCTGGCAAGTTCATCACGCGTCTAGTGGGGACATACGATCTGCCGGTGCGCGACCATACCGATTACCCAACCCCACTGTGCAAGGTCGTGGACTGGAAAACCACGAGCCGTCGAGAAAATCTCAAGCAGCTCAATAAAGATGACCAGACCGGAACGTACCTCATTACGGCTGGCTCATATCTTCGGGCGCAAGGCAAAATCGGCAAAGACGAGAGTATCGACTACATGATCTTCTCGTTCGCCCGAAAAGCTAAGCCCGCCAGCGAGACTAAGCTGGTGGACGAGCAGGGACGGATTCGCAACAAGCCGCAGAAGAATCATTATCAGTTGGCGCTCAAGCTAACTGATGCTGATATCAAAGGCTTGAAGATCGCTGATCTGGAAACTATCGCAAAGCGCGCTGGGATCACCGTGTTTGGCGAAGTCTCAAAGAATCAGGGGTCTCCGCTTTTCTGGCGCGATGTTGTGCGGCGCAACCAGCACAACCGGCAGCGGCAGCTAGAGCGGATCGCTGACGAGGCAGAGGTCATGGCGAAAATTCGCGCTGGCTCGCTGCCTGTTATCAAGTCCCCTGGGGACCACTGCAACTGGGGATGCGACTACTCTGATCTGTGTGACATCGATGAGGATGGCGGGGATACCGAGAGCTTCATCAAGGATGTTTACAAAAAAGAAGATCCTTATGCCGATCATCGTTTGGGAGCGCAGAACTCGAAACGCTCTCTGCTAGAAAGGGAATTGGACAAGCGATGAATCCATTTTTCAGATTCGCTGCGGCATTTGCCATCCTATTCGTTGGATTGTTTCTGTCGGCCATATTCTTTTGGCCGGTTGAGCGTCCTCCTGGATGGTTCTTTGCTCTAGAAGGAATCTTGACTTTAGGCGCGACAATCTTTGCGACACTAGGAATTTTGGCTGATGGTGCTGACAACAAACGGTAAAGACCCGAAGACGGTTGTGCGTCCGAGTTCGGACTATAACCTCTTCTGCCCATTTTGTGACGACTGGTCAACGAGAGATTCAATGATTGGTCGGAAACGATTGGGGCAGCACATTGTTAATCAACACGACGATGAAGTGCGTTGGCGGGTAGGGGAAACCCCGCCACCGTTGGAGGACTGATGATTGATTTACAGTTAATTTCAAGAACTCATTTCACAAGGTCCAACCAAATTGCCGATCGCTGGGAATGGTTCTGGGAGAAGGAGACTCCCAGTGGAAGGGTCATATGTGTCAGTGAAGTAGGCTACGATAGCTTGGGCGAGGCATTCGAGTCCTTCTACTCACGTGAGCCGATTGACGGACTGTGGAAGTATGGGATGCTACCCCCAATAAATTACGCGGTCCAAAAGTTCGCGGAAGACCACTGGGTGATTACTCGACATCTCCCAGTAACACAAAAGAATATCGACAACTGAATACCAAATAAACCGAGTCACAACATAGTTTAGGAGAAACATCGTGGCGACTCGTCCAAACCGACTCCCGCTCAAGGGGTCAATCAAATACTGGAACATCATGGTGTTTGGTGATCCTGGCGCTGGCAAGACCGTGTTCGCCGGTTCTGACACGAAAGTTCTTTTCGTAGCACCGGAAAACGATGGTCTGATGAGCGCCGAGCGCATGGGTTCGTCGGCAGAGCACATCGAAATCAAACATTGGCTTGATCTGAAGAATGTCTATGAGTGGTATGACGCTCATCCTGACGAGCTGGCAGACACCAATGTTCTTTCGATTGACTCCATCAGCGAAATGCAGCGTCTCGCAAAGGAGTACGTGCTCGAAACTGGCAAGGAAGAGAAGATTCGTAAGGGTCGTGATCCTGAAAAGATGGAGATTCAGGACTACGGTCTGATGCACGAACTTCTCGAAAATCTTGTCCGTGGCTTCAATGATCTTCCAGTCAATGTCCTTTGGACTGCGACCTCGAAGAAAGTTGAGGACGCTGACAAGAATGAATTCCTGGTCCCTGAACTTCAGGGCAAAAAGGAATATGGCGTGGCTATGAAGATGGCTGCGTTGATGACCAGTTACGGTCACATGCGTGTTGAGGTCCATGACGTTGCGATGGAACCTGACCCCAACGACGAAGAGAAGAAACCGCGCTACAAGAAAGTCAAGCGGCGCGTGATCTACTGGGAGGATTCGGGAACCATTCGTGGAAAAGATCGCACGATGGCCCTGGCTCCGTTTACGGTCAATGCGACTCTTCAACAAGTTCGCTTGGCAATCGCTGGAAAGATGAAGCGAAATGCGGAAGGCTTCATCGTTAAGGTTGACGCTCAAAAAGCTTCTGCCCCAGTGAAAAAGGCTACGCCTCCGGTGAAAAAGGCTGCCCCGCAGACTAGCCCACAACCGGAAAAGGCGGTAGAGTCGAAGGAAACCCCGGACGACACCAAGCCTGTCACAGAGGCTACGGAGGTAACTCAAGTGCCCAATGTCACTGTGGCTGAAGGAAAGCCCGAAGAGAAAAAGGAGGATGCAGTCAAAGAACTCGATCTGGACGCCGTACAAGCGTAACTACGCCAACAACAAAACAAACAAAATCAGTAGCTTAGAAGCTCGGAAGTAAGGACAAGAAAAATGGCAAAGTTCAACCTTGGAATCAACCTTGGAGACTCCGGTGTGGCACAGGCTCGTGAAGCCTGGTCGGGTGAATTGCCTCCCACCGGCTCCTACGATGGCGTTCTCAAGGTGATTTCCATCGGCGAAATCGGCCCCGAGGCAAAGAATGCGGGCAAGCCGAAGTTGTCGATTGGCGTGGAACTTCGTGCTCGTGAAAAAGGTTCTCCTAACAAGAAGTACGACGGTTTCATTGCGTGGGGAAATCTGAACCTGATCGAATCGGCTGCTCCGTTCATCAATCAGTTCCTTTTGGCTCTGACCGATGGATCGGATGAATCCCTGGCAAAGATTCAGCACGATTTCGAAAACAACATGCAGGTCGATGAGCGTAAGAAGCACGTTCTGAAGATCGGCAAGTTGAACATCAATTCGCCCGAAGGCGAAACCCCGATCAAGGTTTCGCTGAAGAACACCCCGTTTACCAACTCTCGAACGAACGTGACTACGCAACGCGTGGAAATCGCTTCGTATCTTCTGCGCGACGACGCAGAGGTTTACGGTGGCGGCGTGACCACGGGTCCGACTGAAGAGGTCATCGAAGAGGAAACTCCGGTTACGGTTGACCTCGAAGATGAGGGTGAAGTCTACGAGGGCGAATTCGAAGAATCCGCTGAACCGGAAGATGCTGAGTCACTTCTGGACTAAGTAAGACCGGATAGGGGTCAGAGACCGACTGGCATCTTTTCTCTGGCCCCTATCCTTATGCCTCATGGTGTAATTGGCAGCACGAGTGGTTTTGGTCCACTTAGTTCAGGTTCGAGTCCTGGTGAGGCAGCGTGGACGTTTATTTGGTAAGTGTCGAAGACACCGTAATACAAATGCGTGACTACGCAGTACTCGCGAAAGATGAAGAGGATGCGAAGAATCGGATTGCACGCGGTGAGTTTTTGACCGAAAGTGAAGCATCGACAATCGACAACGTGGGGCCGTCCCGCGTGACAACAATAATGAAAGTTGAGGAAACAAATGCAGGCTCACGAAACGGATCAGTCGCCGAAATTCAACCCAACCAAGCCTGATGGCGTGAAACCTCAAGCGGAGGATTCCGAAATCTCGGCTGTGCTCGTTTCTGGCGAGTGGATTCCGATTGTTCCTGGCAGCTTCAAATACTATGTGTCTCAGCCAAATCCGAATGACAGGGCTAAGATGATCCCGTATATCCAGTTCGACGTGGAGCCTAACCCGGCTTTCGGTGCTCTGGCGGGTACTCGGATCGAAGTTTTCCCTCAGTCAGTCGGTGGCTACGCTTACAAGGTTGGAGTGTGACATGGCGAACATGGCAAAAACCCATCTCATCATTGCGTTTAACGATGAAGATCGTAAGTTGCTATCGGGACTTATCGAAAAGCTCTCAGCGCCAACAACTGTCATCAACAACTCAGTTCCTGAAAATGATACCCGGCCCAATGAGGCCGGTTTTCATCTTTTGGTAGGAACCCTTTCGATGATCGGTTCAGAGCTAAACGAGATTCTTGACGATCCTGAGAAAGATATGTTCCTGAGAGCCAAGGCTTTACGCGAGCTGGGAAACAAAATCGATCAGATCAAGATGAACTCTCTGAATAAAATCGAAGAGATGAAAAAGGAGCGAGAGAGTGACGGAAGCTGATGTTAAGCCTTCTATGGAATTCGTATCGTTTCATACTCATACTACGTATTCGTACGCTGACGGCTTTGGATCAGTTGAAGAACACGTTAAGCGTGTCGCTAGTCTCGGTATGCGTGCGCTTGCTCTTTCAGAGCATGGCAATGTTAATTCGCACGCAGCACTTGAACGTTACTGCCTTGAACATGGCATTAAGCCGATATTCGGACTTGAAGCGTACTTCGGCCCAGTCGGAGATGCAAAGACGCGACAGAAAACACACCTGACAATCTTTGCGATGAACGAGATTGGGTACGGAAACCTCAATCGCATTGTTACGCAAAGCTATCTGGACGCCTATCAATGGCCGACAGTATCTCCAGAAAGTCTGAAGAAACATAATGAAGGTCTTTTGGTTTTATCGGGATGCTCAGATTCTCTCATATCATGCACACTGCTGGGTGGTAAATTCCTTGGTCCCAAGAGAGACGATAACTTGGTCGTCCCAGACGCCCGAAGCAAAGCTGATCGGCGCTTACAATGGTTTTTGGATGTTTTTGGTCCCGAAAGATTTTTCCTGGAAGTTCAGAGATTTCCTAAGCTTGGCCGTACTTGTGCGCTCAATGAAACATTCGCACAACTTGGCGCAGAGCATGGAATTTCCCTTGTTGCAACGGCTGACGTCCATTATCCCTTCCCTACAGACAACAAGATGCAAGCAATTCTTCATGCGGCTCGTTGGAAATCTAGTCCTGACCTACAGGCCGAAACTGCTTGGGAATATCAGGCAAACCTTTCTTACCCCGAATCCGACGAGGAAATCATAAATGATCTGGTATCAACAGGACTCACTCGTGAGCAAGCCGAACTCTCAGTACGACAAACTTCAATTCTGGCTGAACGCTGCACTGTCGAACTCCCCAAGGCGCGTCCTCTCCGCGTTAACCTGCACGGCGAGGAAAACGCCGAATCCCTTCTTAAGAAACGAATCAACGAAGGGTGGAAGAAGCGGGTTTCGCAGCGACCTGATCTTGCTGGACGAAGCAAAGAATATGCTGCCAGAATCAGAACAGAGCTCGATGTAATCGGGCCAAAAGATTTCAGCGATTACTTTCTTGCTACTGCCGAACTCGTATCTTTAGCTAAACAGGATAATGTCACTGTTGGCCCTGGACGCGGCTCTGCTGCTGGCTCTCTCGTTTGTTACATCTTGGGGATTACTGAAATCGATCCTCTGCACCCCACTTTCCAACGTATGATCTTCGAGCGATTCATCGATAAGAATCGTTCTGATATGCCAGACATTGATCTGGACTTTGATGATGAACTCCGCTGGAAAATTCCGGCACACGCCAGGAAGATTTATGGAAATGAAAACGTCGCCAACGTCGCAAACCACATCACCTACAAAGGCAAAAACACGCTCAACGACATTGCCAGGGCTTACGGCTTCGCACAGAAAACTTTCGACGCCATTGCTAAAAGATGTCCAGATCGGGTGGAAACCGACACTCGACTTGGAAATGCAATTCTCGATGTTGTCACGGCGTATAAGCATCATCCTGAAATTTCGAAGCTGTTGGATACATACGGTGATGCTATTGAGGAAGCAATCAAACTCGAGGGAAACCAGCATTCGATGGGAATTCATGCTGGCGGGTTCGTTATTGCTTCGGACCCTATTCCAGAAGTGTGCCCGATTTATACGAAATACAAGGGACAAGGAAAGAAACGCGAACTAGCCCAAATCATTCCGTACGAAAAACGAGATGCAGAACATCTCGGAATGCTCAAGATGGACTTTCTCGGTCTGTCAACAATGGGCATGATCGGGAAGATTCGTGGTTGGCTTCGGATGCCCTTGGATGAGCTGTATTCGCTGTACTACAAAGACTATTCCAGTGGTGGAAAAGAAAATGAGCGAGTCCTCGAAGAATTCAGAAACGACAACCTCACCGGAATCTTTCAGTACGAAGGCGGAACTACGCGAGAAGTGGTGCGCAATGTGCGACCTGATAATTTCGATGAACTCGCCGCTTGCAACGCCTTGTCTCGCCCCGGCCCTTTGTACGGTGGACAAACACGTAAATACATCGCGGTAAAACGCGGGGAAGAAGATTGGGAGCGTGTACACCCTACAGGTTTTGATAGACATGTCGAATGGACTTACGGTCAAATTGTCTACCAGGAACAGATCATGTGGATTCTTCGTGACCTGGCTGGATTTAGTACAGAACGAGTCCTTAAGGTTCGTAAAATCATTGGAAAGAAGCTTGGAGAATTTCAGTTCGCAGCTCTCTGGGAAGAGTTCAGAGATGGATGCGGAAATAATGGAGTATCAGAAGAAGCTGCTGAGAGAGTTTGGTCTGCAATCACAACTGCTGCCGGATACGCGTTCAACACATCCCACGCATACAGCTATGCTCTCGTCGCCTGGTGGTCTATGTATTTCAAAATCCATAACACCAAGGAATTCTTCGCAGGAGCATTAGCGAAAAACGGAGACGGCAAGAAAGAGATTCCTCGTCGTACGTATCTTCTCCAAGATGCGATCAAAAATAACGTCAATATTTCACCTTTTGACCCAAATGTCATGGGCTACACGTGGACACCGGCAGCAGATAGTACCCGGCGCATCGTTCCTGGCTTCGTGCAGCTCCCTGACTGTGGAGCGACCACGGCCAGCGATATCGTGGCGTGGCGCGATACAGTTCGAATGCCCAAGACTGAGTGGTGGCACCTGATCAATGTCAAGGGCATCGGGGAAAGCACAATTGTCAAGTGGGTGGATTTTATTTGTCAGGATGATCCGTTAGGAATCTTCAAGACTCATCATCAACTTCAGCTATTCCGTAAACAAGTTGATAATGGAGAGTTTGACGGAACCGGTCTTCCTGACAGTGTTGATTTTGTATATGGTGAAATCCCGGATCAAACTGCTTGGGTTGCCTGGGTGGGGCTTGTAAGAAACATCGCTTACAAAGACCTGATTGAAGAGCGTCGTAAGAAAACTGGAAAATCCATTGAGCAAATCAAAGCTGACATGGAAGCTGAGGGACAAGACCCTGAGCAGAACAAGAAAGCGACGATTTACGCTTACGACGAATATGACGAGATGTCACTCCGCTTTTCGCCGTATACTTACACTCAGCTCGCCCCTCGTATTGAGGCCATCACCGAGGATCACCATTTGGTCGTTGTATGGGGACGAACTTTCGAAGGGCGAAAAGGAATCCAAGTAAGAAATCTGTGGGTACTCGATCCGGAATAGGAGAAACCATGTCCAAGCCAGGAATCAACTTTGAAGGTCTCAAGGAAAATCTTCGCAAGGCCGCAGAAGAACAGCGGAAAAATCGCGATCAACCCGCCACGGAGGGGGAGGATCTTAATCTTTTGCCGTTTCCTGTCACCCAAGAAATCTGTGCCAAGTGGATTCATTGGAAGTGGGAACCGTGCGGGGACGTTAACGTTTGGGGAATCCTTTACACCAAGGATTATGAAGACGACGGTACCGTTCATAAGAAGGGAGACTATGAAGTTCAGTTCTCTCCGAAGAACATTGCGTCGATCCGTTCTTTTTCTCAAGAGCACGCCAAGGCTATCGGCCACGCGCTGATGTCGGCGGCGAACTGGAAAAACGTGTGGAAGGAACACGCCGGAAAATTCCTCGAAATGTCTTTGATGGGTGAAGACGAAGATGGCGATGGCAAAGATGGCGATGGCAAAGATGAATAGAACTTGTTACGTCGTCGCATTCGATCCAGGGGAGAGCACAGGTTACTGTGCTCTTTCCATTTATGCCGATGTGCTTCTGGACCCAACAGCACGCCTGCACAAGCATGTGTGTATTGAGGACGCGGGGACAATCAACTGTGCGGCTCCCGATGGCCATGCACTAGGGGCCAACAAGCACGCCGGTCTTAACATTTTCGGCGAAAACGAAGGTATCTCAAAGATGCTGGAAGTCGTAGAGAATTTTAAGACCGCTGCGATTGTTGTTGAAGATTTCATTCCTGACATGCGGCGCATGGATCAGGCACGCCACACCCTATCCCCCGTACGCCTGATGGCGGGGTTTTCGTATGGATTTTTCGAGAACTGGCAAAAGTGGGGAATGTGGGAAGGTCTCGGCCTTGCTGAAGAACGAATCTTCATTCAGGACAGGGCAAATCCAAAAACTACGTGTACCAACGAAAGATTAAAAGAGTGGGGGCTGGACCTCAAAGGGGAAACCAGACACGCTCGTGATGCCATGCGTCATGCTCTCTACTTTCTACGCCTGTGTCATAATTTGTCGAATCAAACCGAGAAGGCCGCTGAGAAAAGGCATTTGGCGTGGCCTCATTATTTCGTCGATCCTGTTGCGGGCGGCTATGTTAAGCCTGTACGAGTGCGTAAGCCACGTCCCCCTGGCGAGGTCATTTAAGGCTCTGAGATGGCTCGTCATTTAGGTTGAATGTGGACTAGTCCACTGATAGGCTGAATACAGGAAGGAGGGAGAGTGAAACTGCCAAGTGACCCAACAGAAATTAAATCTGTTCATGTCAAAACGTATGTGGAGCCGAGTGTTTCAAGTGCAATTGAGTCTTTTCGCAAGAAACATCATCATGATTCAACAAGTTCCGCTGTGCGTGATCTAGTAATTCGGGCTTTGGAAGAAGTCGAACGAATCACTTCTAAGACGTGAACGGCGCTGGGGCCGTCGTTATGGGCGGTCTGTTGCTCATCTTCATCGTTATCGCTCAGACAGCGAAATGGTCAGGAAAACGAAAGGACGCAAAAGATGCTGAGGCGATTGCGAAAGATCCGCACCGCTATATCGCGGAAAGTTTCGGAGATGGCTTCTTCCGTGATTTTTACCGTGGGGCTATTAGTGTGGACAATGCTATCGACCGCGCCACCCGATCTAAGGAACCTGCCCCATTTGTAAGTCATTGTGAGTGTCCTGATTGCAATTACTTTGGGCTGCACCACATCCACAAATTCACAGGAAGATACGTTATCCGTCAGTGCGTAGACAGCACGTGCAAAAAGAAGTGGAAGCAACTGCGATGGTGAATAATAATGAAGGGAGGGTTGTGTTGGCATGATTATCGAGTCAACACGTGAATTCATGGTTTCGTGCGATTCGTTTAGGATCGAATGCAGCCAATGTGGTGATTGGTCAAACGGCTTCTCCCGCAACGATCTTGATGAGTTCAAAGCCAAGCATGAGCACAAGAACGAACGATTCTATGTCCAATGCAATTCAGAGGGTGAAGATTTGGCCGTAGTGAAAATGACCTACGATCAACAGGCCGTAATCGAAAAGTTTGAACGAGATTCGGAGCGAAAACGTCAGTGGCGCAAAGAGAATGAGGGCAAATTTGCCACTCGTGAGGAACTGATGGAAGCGTACAAAAAGGAATTTTGTTGATGAACTTCAATACTGGAGCGAAGCCCATGCCTGAGTACCCCGGTCTCGTTTCTCGGCAAGACCTCGTAGATTTGTGCCGAGGCGAATTGCCAAGGCTCGTAAAGGAAAACGAGCTGTTGGCAGAAAATATCGATCTATTTGAGAGGCAACATGGAGACCATCGAGCAACCATCCAATCGTTCAATCTTGGGCTGGCTGAGAATATCGGTTTCCAAAAGGCTCTTCGCATGGTTTGTGAGTGGGCCAAGGATCATCTGGTCGAAGAACCAGCCATAGGCGATCCCGAAGACGAAATTGCCGACTACCGTAAACAATTGAAAGATAAGTTCGGCGCAAGTGATCACTAACAGGAAAGGAAATTAAATGAACGACGAAAAGCCCGAGAAGGAAATCGAAAAAGAAACCGACCAGACAGTCCCACCGGTGCAGGAAATCGCCAACATCCCAGTGGTTTTCATTCACTATGGTTTCGGTGAGCTGCAAATCACCACAGCGATGCCGCAGATTCCGGCTGTCAACGAGTCTGTGAGTTTCGACAGTGATGACATCCCCACCGGTCGTGTGTTCGGGGTGTCATGGGTGTACCAGCGCAAGACACAACAGTGGCACGCAGAGGTTCACATCCGGTGAGTGTCCCTAGTGCTGTAAATCATTCTGACCCAACGGGATTCGTCAGTGCAGCGGTGCAAAGTCTCAAACGCGCTGTACGAATCCTCAAGGGAGACACCGAGCTTGAAGAAATGATAGATCGACTGGAAAAGAGGTTCGATCTTGATTAATCAAACCGACCACAACAAGGAATGGTTTCAAATCACGGTGACTCTTGGGAATTTCGGAAGCCGTGAGGAAGCCCGCCAGGCGGTCGAAGAAATGATCAAACGTCCAGATTTCATCCAGTCGTACATAGAAGGATCGTGGAATGTCAAAGGACAAGAAGAACAAGAACAACAAGAACTTTCGACCGGGACGGGATCGGGATTCTGACGAAACCGCCGATCACATCAGACCGGTGGACAAGACTCGCTCTGTAGAAGCCCCGGCTGGACAGTTCGTGGACGTGCCACGGGGGATGATTGCGGTTCCCGGTGCAATCGTTGATGAACAAGGTGTGCTTCGCCGGGAAACCGGGGAACTGGCGATTTGGCATCACCGCTGTAAATTCCACGGGCCGTGCGAAAGATACACGGACAAAACAAAATTCGTTCAGCCCGAAGAAGTAGTTGACATTGCCGGTTCGCCTTGGTGTCCCGATTGCGTTGACAAGATGCAAGAGGATGCGAAACGGAAGAAGGTTCACGAAATGTTTCGAGAAAAGTTGGAGGAAAACTGATGCGAGAAAATGGATCTATTGAAAATGTCACAGAGGCCGTCAAGACGATTGAGGCATTGTGTTCGTATTTGAGTGGTCGTATCGTAGAGTTGCGAGAAGAAAGGAAGATGATCGAAAACAAACACGCAGAAATTACCGCCGAACTGCAATACCATGAAACTTCCCTCGCACGTGCCAACCGAGCGATGGATGCTTTTTTAGGTAACGACGAGACTCGTCCTGCTGTTGACCCCGAGGCGGTGTCCTATGAGAGGGAAAGGGCTGAGGCAGCCAAGTTTATTCGCCGCGTTCCCAACTCTGAACTCTAACAATAACTTTCCCCGGACCTAGAAAGAAAAACATGACCAGCACCCTGAACTCTTTTGTCAACCCCGTCGGCAACATCAGCGGGGAAGGTAAAATCAAAATCATCGAAGGACTCACAGTCCTTGCAACTGCGGTTGCTCGCAACAACTACGAAAAAGGTTGGCGCGAACCGGGGGCCGTTCCGCGACCTATTGGTGATCTGATCGCGCTGCTGCATTCAGAAGTCACCGAAGCGTTCGAGGCTTACCGCAACAACGAACCAGAGCTGTGGTTTGAATACCCTGACAAGGAAACGCCTTTCGAGGAATTCCGTACCGACCCCGACACCGGGGAAACTACTTTGGGTAAGCCCCAAGGAATCACTTCCGAATTGGCAGACGTGATCATTCGCGTTTTCGATATGGCCGCGGAGTTGGAACTGCCGTTGGTGGAAGCACTTCTCGCTAAACACGAGTACAACCAGACCCGCCCGTATCGCCACGGAGGCAAAGCGGTATGAGAGCTAATGAAAATTTCGAACAGAAAGAGATCACGAGTTACATGATTGGGTGCTCTTTCTGTTCGAAGAAAGTTCGCAAGGATGTCCCTGATTACGACCGAGATGACTATCGCGCCGGAAGCGCCGTTGAGAAAACTCGTCGTGATCTGCAAGCCCAAGCGATACAAGATGGTTGGACAGTGAAATCTACCAATCAAGGATATAAGATCAACCTCTGCCCCGACCACACAAAATCACTCAAGGAAGCAGGAATCCAATGAACCGAATTTTTCTCTACACCATCTGGCATCGAGTTGAAGACTTGATCGAAAATCCTGAGTGGCGGAAACTTTCACTTGAGCTGGAACAGATTTTCGCCGATGATCCAGAAGCGCAAGGCGCGACGGCTGAAGTCGAAAGTCTGCGTTCACAATTGCGAGAACTCCCGCAGATGATTACCGACCCGAACAATCCTCGTGGCGTGCGCTACGTGGCGGTCAAGGTCGTTGATTCCATCGATGTCGCACAGACTGTGTGCGCGCACCCTTCGGGGGAGTACACCTACACAATCGCTGAAGCGTGGTACGGAGAAAACGTCTAAACCATGAACGCAGCTGAGTTAGCCCGCCAGGTGGCAGAAGCGGAAGCTTTGGTTCGTCAACTCGAACGTGGACAAAAAGTCACTCCGAAGCAATCACAACCTGTGCTGAATAACTCTCACGGCGGTTACGCGGGGAAGTCCCTGATCCAAAAGATCAGGGACGACCTTCGCGAAACTATCGGTGAGAGAGAAGAAAAGAGAATTCGCAACAGCGATCAAATTGACACTGAGAGCGAATATCTCGACGGCCTGATCGACGGCATGTGTCATGCGCTGGGCATCCTGCGGCAGAATGAGGGCGATGTTGAGAGGCGCTGGGCTGAAGCCGAGTACCGACAGACCCTCAAGAACGAGCAAGACGTGACATCGGAGGGGAAAAACGAAAATGAGTGATGGGGGAGAGCTCGAAAAAGAAGAGCGCGAGCACCGTCGGTGGCTGGCAAAGCACGGTGTCTGTGAGGTCAAGGTGGAGTTCGTCGTTCAGGATGGCGAGTGCGGGCAAGTAACTTTTGTTCACCGAACGCTGTTGGACAAACGCGATCTGGCCCAGTTTTCACAATGGGGAGATTACTTGTCGGAAGTGGCTTTTCCCGGAATGACTAAAGACATGCAATCTCATGTTAAAGAAAAGATCGAAGAGGGGAAATTGTGGGAAGGGGCATATCTTGTGACTCATCCCGACGACATGCCTACATCTAGTGATTAGTGCTCTGACCTGCGGTTTCGTGATACCGTGGGAGTTTGCCCAACGACGACGACGTGGAGGTTTTTGCATGGCTTCCAATGATGAAAACCAAAATTCCGAAGCCCCAGAAGATTTCGATGAAGAGGCTCGCCTCGCCTTTTTACAGGGTTACTGTGAACTAGCTAGTGAAACTCTTCTGGAAATGAAAACCAAACTGACCCAGGTTAGTGACAGCTTTAAGAATCTGAGGCCCGAAAATTGAGCGTTCCGACCGTGATGAATCCGTACCGGGACACTGCCACCAAGTACTACAACAACGCGTGGTTCGGTCCTCTCATCTTGCCGTACAAGATGAAAGAAAAACCGCCCAGTGCCTACACCGGACGGCAGGCGGATTACCCTCAGAAAGAAACCATCAAAGAGTGGATCAATGACGGTGAGAGACACAATATCTGCATTCGCCTGGCGGGTGTTGACAAAGAGCATGAAATCATCGGGATCGATGTAGACGATTATTGGAAGGGCGACAAGAAAAAAGACGGGGGAGAACAACTTCAACGGCTTGTCGATTCGCTTGGGCCGCTACCGGATACGTGGATTAGCAGTGCGCGTACCGATGGAACAAGCGGGATTCGATATTACCGGGTTCCACGCGGTCTGGCTTTTCGGGGTAAGGCTGACAAGGATATTGAAATTATCCAAAAGCGTCACCGATACGCAATCGTCTGGCCGTCAATCCACCCTGACGGAGGAACGTACTGGTGGTTCCCGCCAGGGATAGCTCCCGACAAAAACGGGAAGTCGGTGTGGGACGGAGTTTTACCTGACGCCCGACAACTGCCATTGCTTCCTGAGTCGTGGATAGAATTTTTATCCAACAACAGGTTGGTTATGCCCAAAGATGGACTTATCGACATGGATACGCCAGTCGATAACGTCTATGACTGGGCGACCGAAACCTTCCACGGCGACGATGACACGCAGCCGTGTACGAAGATGCGCGAAAAACTCGACAAGCACATCTTGAAGATCAAGAACAGCAGTACGTTTCACGATCTTCTGGTCAACGCACATTGGAATATTCTCAATCTCGCGTTTGAAGGCCACGTTGGGTGGAATGAAGCGATAAATGAGCTAGAACAAGTGTGGGCCAATGCGGTTGCCGAACGCGGTGGAACAACTGTGCGCGACCTCTCGACGCTAAATGGAGAAATTTTCCGGTCGAGAATTCAAGCTCTGAGGCAGATAAAAGCAAAATCTGATGACCGTGTTGAGCTTGGGGCCAAGCCGCTGGACCCGTGCTGCCTGGTGACCGGAGCGTGCGGTGGGGACGCTGCTGTGCCGGTCTCTGATAGCGACGATGGGACCGATGACCCGCTGTCGGACGTGCCTCAAGGCGCGATGAAAGGTGTGCCTGACTATGAAACTAACGATGACGGTAACGCACAACATTTCGTAGATATGTTTTCGTCGTTGGAGACCGGACCTGCAATGCGTTATGCAGAAGGTGCCGGTTGGATGGTTTGGCACAAAGGAAAAGAAGGAAAAACCGGGCACTGGGAACTTGATCCTGAAGGCGATCAGGTTGTCCGACGAATGTGGCAAAAAGTCAAGAAACGACAATCTGCTTATGCTGATGCGTGTTTTGGTGACTGGCAACAGAAGATTCAAGATTTCGCAAACGGTCAGGCTACCGAAGCTGATGTGAAAGCAGCCAAGGCGAGGTATGACAAGTGGAATCGATGGAGCGAGATGTCGGGAAACAACCGACAAGCGGAAAACGCGATCAAAGCCACTCGTTCAATACCCGGTGTTTCGATTTCTGTGAATTCACTAGACCGCAATCCGTTCCTCTTGGGTGTTGCCAATGGGGTAGTGGAACTAGGGGACGAACAGAACATCCGGTTGAGGACAGCGACGCCAGAAGATTTGATCACGCTGAACACAAATCAACCTTACGAACAACCTTCAAAATTCGCGATGGAGAAGTGGCAGGAGTACCTAAACACGTTTCTTCCTGATCCAGATTTGCAACGCGTTACGCAGATCGCGATGGGTCACTGCTTGATCGGAGGCAATCCTGAAAAGATTCTGATCGTTCTCAAGGGCAAAACTAATACTGGTAAATCTACGATGATCAGTGCGATAGAAAGTGCTATTGGAGATTATGCGAAACCTGTTACTCAAACCATTTTCCAAAATCACAAACTCAATCCAGCTCTGGCATACGCGCTCACAAAACGGATCATTGTATGTTCTGAATTTGACGAGAAGGATGCGCTTTCAGCTAGTCAAGTTAAGAGGCTCACGGGCGGTTCTGATAAAATTTCTGCTGAACTCAAAGGATCTAACACTCTCATTGAGGGTGTACCCCAGTTTGTTCCGATTCTCGCAACCAACGAAGTTCCTTCAATTTCAGGTGCAGACAAGGCTCTTGAAAACCGACTCTATGTGATTCCGTTCAACGTCACGCCTCAAACTATCGACAAACGATCTGCGATGGTTATCGAAAAAGTGTGTGGTGTGGCTGTGTTGAACTGGCTTATTGAGGGTTATCGCATGTATCGGCAGATGGGAGAGTTGCCGAGAACAAATCAGATCAAAGCTGAAACTGCTGATTTCATGAGCGATCTGGACCCAATTGCAATGTTCGCACATGAGTGCATAGAGCGAGTGGATCAAGATGGCAAGCGTGGTTACATTAAAAATCCAGATATGTACTTACGGTTCAATCGTTGGTGGACTGAAAATGAATTCAAGCACAATGACAAGCCGAGCCAACCGTTGTTTACGAAGAGAATGCGCGCTTTGGGATATATCCAAAGGCAAGCAACCATTGACGGAGATAACGGTAAATGGTGGTTTGGCGTAGGATTTAAGAAAACCAAGAAGAGCAATGTTCTCAATATGCCCAATTTAAGCAAGACCAAAACTGTAAGTCAGACGGAAACAGGAGATTTGATATGACAGAATGCGGCAATTGCCATCGAACCGATGTTGACGAAACCAAAGAGGGCAACTGGTTAACTTGGGTTTCGTGGTGCGAGGGTAACAAATTTATTTCTACACTCTTTTTGTGTGATCTCTGCTTTGAGGATGGCGACTATGAGGTCGGCGGTACAGGCGGGCTGGTGGACTACGGGTGGTCAGACGGGCACCAGTTGGCCGACAACTCTGAAACTTTTGCCACTCTGAAACACATGCGAAACCCTGCATAAGTCCTGGTCAAAGGCATTTTAGTTACAGAGTTTCAGAGATTACAGAGATTTAATCAAAATACACACGATATAAAGACAACGAAAAACTAAAACTACATACAGCACTTTCCCCTATAGCCGACGATGACCCCGATACCTGAAACTTCTGTAACTTCGCAGGTCAGGGCGTAATTTCACTGAAACCCAACACTGAAACCCCAGGTCAGACCTGAAACGAGGTACCCTAGAGCT